TCCTCACCATTACTATATAGTGACACCCATTTTTCGTATTCATCTCCGGTTAAAAGTTTTACAATTTCATCTAATAACCATTGTTTGTGATGTCCACCATCAATGCCACCATATTCTATAATTAAATCCAATACTTTCTGTTTTCTACTTTCTTCTTCTTCTACTCCCACACTATTAGGATAATACAAACCTATCCATTTCGTATGTTCTGTTGGTAGTTGTTTATTAACTATTATTGGTGCAACGAAATAGTCAGGGTAGTCATAACATTCTTTTACTGCCGCCTCTTCTGTATCAAAAATACCTGCAAAACTCCATGCACAAACCTCTCCTTCTTCACCTGAATCATACTTACCTACTAACCATAATTTAGTTTTACTTTTCATTATCATTTTCTACCCCCTCTACTCTTTATTTTTAGTGTTATAATACAATTCTATTTGTATCATGATTAGTAGTGAACATATTAACAATCCAAATAAACTTATAAAACATATCGTTATTACACCATACTCTATAGTGACCCAAATACCAAATAGAATCAGTGTTATAAATTTTAGTGTTGTACTCATACTTATACTCTTCATACTTGAAACTCCTTTAGTGTTATAAATTCATTACTATATTGAACACCATATTTTAAAAAGTCAGTTGCGTCTTTTAGTGAATTGAAAACTGATAAACCTGATTTAGACAGGGTTGAATGTAAATAACCATCATCAATTGAAATTACATATCCGTTAATCTTCTTTGATGTATAAGTATTTTGAAGAGTTTGGTTTATATTTCATTGGATTGATTAAGTATGGTTTCATCTTAGTAGGTTTCAATCATAACTTTCTTCTTATATACAACTTTCTAATAGATTTTAAGAAGTCTATTTCTTCTACTACTAATTCAGCACATTCTCTACATTGGATGTTTCGGGATTTATAAGGATGTATTAGTTTGTGATGTTCACTCCATTCTTCATATGGAGTACCTTTACATTTATATTTATTAGTATACCTATATACCGGACAATCAGTACAGTACAGTTTGTTAGTATAGAATTCATGAAATTGTTTACATAGTCCACAATCTAGTATACCTTTGTCTATAACTGAATGATTTCGTTGGATTTTCTCCCACTTCTTTATAGACTTGTTTAGAGCCATTATGGTTCTTATTTGTTTTATTATAATCATATTGTCATTTCCTCTATGGTTATGAATTCAATACTATGTTCTTTGATGAATCTTCTGGCCGAGAGTTTACATCGTTCAACAGTTCCCATTTCATAGTTGTCCAAATAGTTCTTTGAATCTTTTAGACCCCAACCTGTTTGAGATCTGAATTCCTTGATTGCACGAATTCTTTGACCTTTTCTTATAAAAAAAGATATTATATTTGGATTGGTTAAGTGTGGATTCATATTTTTATACTCTTTTCTTTCATGTTATCTACATATAATTTGAATTCATCCATTCTATCAGTTACCCAAAGACCATAATCTAATAACTCAGAAGAAGTGAAAATTGAGTACGTAATCCATACAGGTTTATCAGTCATAATAGCGACTGGTTTAGTAAACGTTGTTAGTCCTATTGTGAAATGACCTGGAACCTTTACTACTTCAAAATCATCTGGGGTATTGATTATCTGATATGATAACAATACAAACATTATCCAACATAAAAACCATCCACTACACATCATAAATTTCATATTTGAAATTCCTCTATTGTTATGAAATCTTTTGATTCAAACCAATCTTTACTAAAATACCATGTTTTATATTTGGTTGCACGATATCTATAATCATATCCTATTATATCATTATTACATTCTATAAAATCACTATCTTTATATTCTTTATCGAATAGACAAATCATTTCTTCATTAATATGTAACCCTTTATAGTCTATTAAATCAATACCACATCCTGGATTATGACTATGTTTAAATTCTCTCTTTATTTGTTCTATAGATTTTAGTTTCATTATTACCTATAATAACATATATCAATGAGATTGTAAATTAGTTATAAAAATTTTATTGGGGGAGGTTGGGGGGAGAGATTATCTAGAAATTTATAAAGTGTGTTATTTAAAGACTTTTGGTTTTCTTACAGAATGTAGTCCTATTAAGGGTATACCTAAAAGGACTATTATTGAAGGATCTGGGACGTGTGGAGTTGTAGTGGTTGTTTCGTTTTTAGAAATATCTGTTTTGTGAAAAATTTTATCATACCCTAACATACCTTTAAATTGAAAGTAGAAGAAATTGACACTCAGTTTTTAGTTTCTCCTTATAAACAAACTTATTAAACCAACACTTAATAGTATTATAGATGTACTTGGAAGTATTGGATTGGTGGCAGTACTATTGATATTATTTTCAATTATATGACTACCAATTATATGACTAGTGGTGGCCATAGTGTTCTCAATAAACGAAAATAAGAACAAGAATATTAAACATAAATATATCTTTTTCATAACATGTTATCCTTTTGGTTTTTAGTATTATGTAAAAAAGGTGCTAAAAAACTAAATTAAAACTAAATTATTACCTAAATTACATAGTATCAGATTTTAAACTATTTGTAAATTAATTTTGTTTGTGGGTATATAGATGATTCTAGGGTGGGACTCAATATAATTTTCTATATATTTACTATAATATATTCAAAAACTATACCAAGTTGTGTTGTTTTTCAAAAATTTCTAATATAACTATTGACTCTGTTATAAAATACCATTCACCTTTATTAGATCTTAAATTCATAACCTTTGTAATGATAACTTCTAGATTTTTAATTATATCATCGTTTTCTTCCATACTATCAATCGTTTTCACTATTTGATTTATTTTGGTATTTAACTTAAATAGTCTTTTTTTAAGTTCTATACTCACCAAAACATAACATAACATTATTATACTACATATAAGAATATATACACTACTAAGAAGTATTGATAAAATGAAAGATATTAGAGTAATTAAAGACATTAAAATAGGACTTAAACGAGCATTTGGTTCTATATATGTTATCATTTTTGAGATCCTTTCCAGATTAGAGTGTTAATAAAACAGAAACCTGTATCATCACTACCAGATGATTGGTTTTTCACTATAATTTCTTCTTCATATTCATCTTCTATATATTCTTCCATAACAACAATAGTCACGGTTTTTTCATCACTATCATTATCACTATCAAAGACAGTAAGAGTAATTGGATATACACCTACTTCTTTAAAAACAACATTTTCTACTTCACACTTATCAGATTCTTCAATTACATTACTAAAATCCCATTGATATATATAAGGTAGATTTCCATCAAATACAAAACAAGAAAAGTTAAGAGAATCACCAACTGTAATCATCTGATTTGAATCAGGTGTTATTATTATATCCACTACTGGTTGGAAGTCATTACAATCAAATACTCCGTCTTTATCAGTGTCTATATCTTCAACACCACAACCACAAATTCCAGGTACTATTTTCTGAGGATCAAGTGGACAGGCATCAAATACACTAACTGTTATATTCAAATCGTATGTATTACTATTATCCTGACCATCATTTACATATACAGGAACAATGATAACACCAATAAATGAAATATCAGGTGTTACTATATTTCCATCAAGTTCATAATTATCACCACCTTGAACATGAAGTGTAAAGTCTTTTGGATATTCATTATCACGATCACTTACTATCAAACTATCAAAAGTGATTATTATTGGTATACCACTTTCTGTACCTAATGATATTTGACTAGAAATTACAGAAAGATAATTATCGGGTTCTATCTCAATATCCACAGTCGCTATATTTGAATGAACAACACCATTATTAGTTTGAAATGTAAAACTATCATTTCCAAAGAAACCTGGAGTTGGGACATATGAGATATAAGGAAGATTGCCTAATATTGTTCCATTAGTAGGTTCTATAATAATGGTAAATGTCAGATCATCATATTCAACATTTGGATCATCCGCTGATAAGGTAATATCAACAGAAATATCTTCAACTGTTATTATACTCATATCATATGAAACAGGTGGTTCTTGGTTTCCAAGTATCAAATTCCAATCATCAACATCACATTGATTATAAAAACAATAACCATCAGACACAACAGAACCATCAGATCTTAGACCAACTGTATGATAATAAAAAGACGATAATTGTATAATATCAGACCAATGACCAATATCCCATTCATCACCATATGCGTTTATACCTACAGTCACTACCGTTCCATCTGATTTAAGACCTACCGTATAAGTAGATCCAGCCGATACTTGTATAATATCAGTCCAATCTTCTACATCACATTTTCCATATACATCACTACCTACAGCCACAACGGTTCCATCAGATTTAAGACCAACAGTATGTTCTTTTCCATTTTCAGCTTGTACTATATCAGTCCAACCTTCAACTTCACCTTGTCCATGATCAGTATATTTACTATTCCAAATAGCAGCCACAACGGTTCCGTCCGATTTAAGACCTAATATTGTATTTACACCAGAAGATATTTCTACTATATTAGTCCACACATTTGTATCATAAAAATTTGTAACTATAACAGTTCCATCGGATCTAAGACCCGCTGTATACCAAGAACCTGCCGCGATCTGGACTATATCAGTCCATGTATCAAGATGAAAACACCTATATTTATCACAATTTCCATCAAACACAACTGTTCCATCTGATTTAAGACCCACAATATGAGAATCACCAGCAGATACTTGTATTATATCAGTCCACGTATCAACAATATACTCATTACCAGTTATCCGTTCTCCTTCTTCATCCCAAATACTGTATGTACTGTTAGCAATAACAGTTCCATCAGATTTAAGACCAACTGACATTCTAAAACCCGCGGATACCTGTGGTTCAATGGCGAACACTGGTTGACTAATTAGAAATAATACTAATACAAATTGTAACACTCTTTTGACAAACATTTTAATGTTCCTTTCTTTTGATTTTATTCCACATATAAAAAACACCACTTAAAATCACATCTGTTATGTCTATTATAATATTAAATATTACATTCATATAAGTATATAAGTAATATAAAAATTCTTTTTTATCATTCATTATTTTTCTCTTTTTGTATTACACCTATGGCCTCTTTAACTCTTCTATTTAAACTAGCTGGTTTGATTTTACCAGACTCTACTATACTACGAGATATTCTCCAACTATTCCTTGATAGTACTCTTCTTGCTGTTTTTAGTTTCATTATTCCTCTTCTCCTTTATCAATTCTAAATGTGATTTGTCCATCATGTTTTTATTTATAAATGGGTTATATTCACTGGTTTCATCAATATTTATTTGTGTACCTTTAAATGCTTGTACATCATACCATCTATTAAAATGTACGTTTATTTCTGATTTGTAGTCATGTTTTATGGAATCCGCAATTCTCACTATTTCGGTACTTATAAATAACAGTATAAGCGTAATAATAGTAAGTAAAATAGAAGTGTATTTGTTATTCATCATTCAACTCCTTTTTAACACCATAATCTGGTGGTTCACCAGTTAACACAGATTTTATGTATTCAATAGATGTCTTACTTGACATCATATTATATATTACATACTTTTTATCAAATGAGATATCACTCATATTAAATGAACTAATTATGATATCGAGCCTTTCCTGTTCATTGTCTATTATTGATAAAGCAAGATTAATTCTTTCTTCCAATTCTTTTATAAGATCAATAGTATTATCCATATAATAAAATCAAGCATCCTTTTTCTCCTCTCCATTTGTAAATCCTATTTTTGTTTTAACATCTACTTTTGGTTTTATTTCAAAATATGACAAATTATAACGACTTCTTGATTTATCATCCCACACAGCAACATCATATGAAATGCTGTTATTTTCTCCTATATATACACCTGTTACAAATCCCACACTATCCAAATGAATTATTTCAACTTCCGTTCCAATTGGTATTACTTCAATTTGTTCCATATTTATCCTTTGTAATGTTTAATCATTGATCCATTTGTATGATTTACGAATCCCATGTGCCATAATCTAATTCTTTCACATATATTTTTTGGTCTGATAAAACAAACCTTACTCACACCATTTACTGTAATAGTATCTATTCTACATACTCTTCTTATGTTCATTATTTACACTCTATTTTTTTCCATGTATGTCCAGATACGTCTGAAATATGAATTTGTTCATATCCATTTTCGATATATTCTTTCTGTATTTTATAATTAGTAATACAAAAAGTAATCACACATATTATTACTGCTGAAAGTACCACTGACCATAAACAAAACCAAAATTTACCTTCTCTATCCATTTTATCCATTATTTCTCTTCTCCTTTTGTTGGTATTTCTATATCTACATTTTCATTTATCCATTGTTCTAATTTTGTATTCAAGAATTTAGCCGCATTACCAGGTATTTCTTGTACATCTTCATTAGCCACTATCTTAGGTATCGTATATATAGCTACGGCCTCTTTAGTTGTTGGTGTTAAAATATTCAGAACAAGAAATACAATAAATAAAACAAGTGGTATTTTCCAATACTTCTTATCACATATTGATTTCCAATACTCAGCTTTTTTTTCATATCTGCCTTTATTATCCGCCCAATTTGTAAATGGTATAAAAAACAATCCAAGTACAAAAAAGAAAGAACTGGCTGCTGATAAGAAAAAAACCGTTGAAATAGCATCAAGTTTAATAATCAAATAAATCATCCATCCAATACTCATAACCTCACCACCCTTCATATTATGTTTTAAAAGTCATATCACATTTTCTCTAATAATAACATAAAAAATATATTTTGTAAATGATTTTTGTTTTATACTTTTGCATATAAATATAAAAGAGAAGTGATTTACTATAAAAATAAGAGGAATTTAAAATTATGACAAGAATGAAGAGACATATAAAAGATTCAGAAGATGGTGTCGGTGGCGATTTTACCAATCGACCAGTTCGTACTGATATAATAGATATGATAAATAAAAATACAACTAAATCTGTGTCACCATCTGGACACCCTCATTTTGGAATTGATGATGAAAAAGTATTAGAATATATCAAAAAAGGTTAAAAAATGACAATAACAAAACCAAATACAACATTCTATAAGAGTACTGGAAAACGATTAAGTAGTGTAAGCTCATTAAAGTTATATCCCATTTTTCTTGATGATGATAGAACAACTAAATTTCTTAATTTATTCAGATCATATCGTTTGAATGAAGACATAATATCTGATGTTGTGTTTTATGATTCATATGAAGTATCAAACGATGAATACTGGGATGATATAGCATTTAACATGTATGGTATTCCAAATTTATGGTGGATTGTGGCATTAATAAACAACACAGTAAACCCATTTGAAGAATTAGAGGCCGGTGATTCACTGAAAGTTTTAAAAGAGAACTATATATACACATTAATGAACGACTTAGAGAATTTATCTTCACTTTAAGGAACAATATGAGACTAAAAGAATATATAACAGAATCTATAGATAATAATACAATAGATAAATTCATGAATAATGTAGAGAAAAATTGTAGACATTGGCTATCAGCTATAAAAAATTGTAAAAATAAAAAACTCTATAGAGGGTATAATGGCAGTGATATAGATAAGAAGAATGTAAGAACAGATAGAAAACCAACAGATATGTCTTCAAGTTCACATGTAATATTAGATGATATGTTCTATAAAAAATTTGGTTGGCAACCCAGAAGTGAAGGATTATTTGCGACTACTCAAATTGGTGTAACATGGCAATATGGTCAACCGGGTCTATGTTTTCCAGCTGGTAACTTTAAATATATATGGAATCCTCATATTGTTGATTTATATAGTCATATATCAAATTATGGAATGATAGATAATGTCGATAATTACACAGATAAAAATTTACACAAATACATGAATAAATCCAATTGTGAAATAATGATAAAGTGTAAGAGTTACTATATCATTAATGGATTATCTTTAATAACACATTTGAAAACAGTGGAATCAGAAAAATATTTAAGATTAACATTGGAAGAAGCTTTTGATATATGGATAAAGGAGAATCTTTTATAAAATGGCAGTTGAACATGGTGATATAAAGGTTGACGAAGGCATATTTTCAGTTACGTTAGTATTTGAAGATAAAATGATACAATTAGATACAGAAGATGTGATTGATTTATATTTTATTGAGGATATATTTAAATTTGCTCTAACTGGCAAGATTGTATTTTATGACAAATATAATTTTTTAGAATTAGGGCCATTTACAGGAAATGAACAAATACTGGTTACATATGGAAAAGAACATGAAACAACTATAATATTTGATATATGGAAAGTAAATGAAATATCAATGACGTTATCTCTTGATTCACAATCGTTTGGAATGATTGAACTTTTTTTCGTAGATCCAAGTTTTCAACAAATAGCCTTCAGAAAATACAGTAAGAGTTGGGCTGAAAATACTGAGATAGATGAAATAATCATTAGCATTTTGGATAATATGACAACCTTAACAAAAGAGAGCACACTAGAATATGAACCAAGTAATTATAAAATGACAAATGGGTTTGTAATGCCATATTGGTCGCCTCAGCAAGCGTTGACTTTCCTTATGAAACGAGCAGTTGGTAGTAAATCAAAAAATTCAAGCTATCTATGTTATAATAATACACAGTATAACAAAATGACCACCAATTTATACACTCTTGATTACTTACTCAACGATGAAGGAAATTTTGCTGACAAAGATATATATGTATTCAGTGATAGAGATATATCAAATCAAAACAAAATACTAGAATGGACTATATCTGGTACTGACAAAATGTCTCATGAATATATACGAGGTGGTAAATTCAAAGGATATGATTGGAATTCAAAGAGTCTTACAAACACTGAAATGAAATACTCTGATGGTGTTAGAAAAATGACAATGTTAGGAAAAAAGACTCTATTTCCAGATATAAGTGATACGTTTTCAACATCAATAAATATAGGTGAGGATGAAGAAACAATAAAGAATGTTTTCTATTCAGAATGGTCACAAAGATATGTAATGCAAAATGTTATAAAGGCTACGGTATATGGTCATGAAAAAAGGTTTGCTGGACAACTAATAGAAATTCAATGGCCAAGTTCTGTTGAGACTGGTAGTGATAATTCTAGCTTTCAAGGTTTTAATTTATCTTATAAAGGAACGTATTTGATAAAATCAGTAACACACTCATTCATTGGATCACAATCTCAACAAGAGCCATATTTACAGAAAATAGTTCTTATAAAAAATGGATATTCAGAAGTTGATACAAGTAATCTGTATGATTCAAATAATGTTAAAAATACAATTAGTAAACAATCAATAGTAAGGGTTTAATAAATGAAATTTAAACAATATTTAAATGAAATAACAACATTAACAGAAGATGAACTAGATAAAATTATTGATACTATATTTTCTAATTTTGAAAAATATATGAAAAAAACAAAATTAAAATTCTGGCCAATCATTGCAGGAATTTTAATAAAATCAGCTGCACCATTTAGAATATCTGTAATTCCAAAATTTTTAACTAGAATTGGTCAAGCAAAGAAATGGAGTAATGCATCAGGCACGGCTGATGCATCAGGTAATATAACAATATTTTTAGAAATTAAAGAATTAAGATCTTTAAAAAATAAGAGTGGGGTTAATAAAATAAAAAAGGAATTTAGAAAAACACTATCACACGAATTGATACATAGAAAGCAATTTGAAAAAATAAAAAATAAAGGTAACATATCTATTAAAGATTATGACAATAACAAAACAGACTATTATTCTGATAAAGCTGAAATAGAATCATTCGCAAGAGAAGCTGTTGAAGAATTAAAGAATAATGAAGGTGATGTTTTATTAACATATGCTCTTCTAGTAAAAAAACAAAATAACAAAGCATGGAAACGATTTCTAAAAAAACTTTATCAGTATATTGATGATCAGTCCAATTCTGATAAATTAAAAATAACTTTATATAACCATTTGAAAAGAAATTCAGAAATGTTTGAAATACTAAATAATGATTTAGAAGATATTATTAGGAAATTTGATTAAATGATAAAACATAAAATCGCAGATTTATTGATAAAAGATACCAAGATAAGAGGTATATATAGAGGTGTAGTAGAGGATATTGAAGATCCTAAAAGTGCTGGACGTGTTCGTTGTAGAATACATGGTTTACATACTCAAGCAGGTAGTCCAGATAGTGGTTTATCAATAACAGAAACAGATGGAATACAGACAGATCATTTGCCATGGTGTGAACCTGCAATACCAACAATAGAATTTGGTATAGATGGTAGTGGAATGTTTGGTATTCCACAAATTGGCGCTCATGTGCTTGTGTTCTTTGAGAATGAAAATATATTAAGACCAATATATTTTGCAGCCCTACCATCCAAGTCAGAATGGAACACAGACGCAACATCTGGTGTTTTTATATTCAAATTACCAGGTGGTCAATCTATAGAATTTGATTCAAACTCAGGTAGTGAAACAATTAAGATCTCACATCCTACAGGAACAGAGATAGAAATAGATAGTGATGGGAAAATAATTATAACAGGGGCTGATAAAGCTGATATTACACTGGCCGGTGATATAAATATAAATGTAACAGGAAATTGCAATGTAACCACAACAGGTACAATAAACTTAAACTAAGGAATGACAAATGGGTTCACAAGTATCAAGACTGGGAGATAAAGGCAATGGAGTATGTAGTTGTCATGATAGTCCAAAAAATGCAGTTGGAACAATAATCAATGGATCGGCAAACGTAATAATCAATGGAAAACCATGTGCTATGTTATCAGATAAGCTTGTTGCCCCATGTGGTCATATAGGAATGATAATAAATGGAGCCAGTAAAACATTAACAAATGGTAAACCAACAGCGTATTTAGGAAGTAATTTTTCTGGTTGTTTTACAGGAACAATAATTAACGGATCACCAAACGTATTGGCTGGATAAGGAGAGTATATGTCTTTTAATGACATGGTAAGTGAAATACCAAGTGCTGTTGCAAATATAGAATTCTCAATTACTAAAATTGATGAACAAATTCTTGAATTGAATACACAAATAACTGATATTAAAACCAATGTTCTTTCAGTAATGTCCTCTGGATCCAGCGCTTATCTAATTAGTAAAACAGCAGCATTAACAATATCAGAAGGTATTACAATGTCATTATGTACATCTGGTGGATATGGTTTACAAACAGATTATTTACATAATATTACAGACTGGTCAATTACTAGTGCTGCTGGTGGCCCAGCATGTGATGGTATTGTGTATTTTACATCATCAATGTTAACTTCTGCATCATCTGGTACTGATCTAATTCAATATAATAGACAAGTTGGTTATGATCAAACAATAGATCACATATATAGAGAATTTAATCATTTAAATCCTAATCCTCCTCCTGATGATTTAGAAACTGTAACATATGGTATTCAAGCAAATATAGATGGGCTACAACAGGGTAAAGATATTCTAGAAAAAGATAGAGATAAATTAAATGAAATATATAGTGTTTATAGTAATTATACATAAATAAAGGTATAGAATTATGGGTTTTAAAACTTGTCCAAAATGTGGTGTAACACTAAGCTATACTAAGTTTGGTTGTAACAAGAGTAGAAAAGATGGTATGCAACCATATTGTATAACTTGTATGAGAAAAGCAAGAAAGAGAGAAAAAAAGAAGTTAATAAGAGTGGACACAAAAACAGTAGATTCCATCACAAACAAACGGAATCACAATGATAATAAGAAACATAGAATCACTCTCAATCCCAAGCCAATAAAGAAAAATAGAGGTTAAATAAATGCCAACAACATATACTTGGTCTGACATAGATGCTGAATTTGCAAAGGATTAAAAAATCAACAGACATCGATGCTATACTTAATAGTTTAAAAAATATTCTTGGAACTGATCAAGGCACAAGAAGGATGTTACAGAGATTTGCATCTAACGTTAAAAGCCTTTTATTTGAACCAATGGATCAAACATCAGCAAGATTTTTAGGACAACGGGTTTTAGAATCTATAAGATATTGGGATGATCGTATAAACATTGATGGTATAGATATTCAACCAGATTATGAAAAAAATCTATATAGATGTAGATGTAGATTTACTATTGTTGATTCTGATATAGAACAATCAATAGATTTTATTTTATCTAGATAAAAATTAATAAAACAATGGAGAATTATATATAATGAGTACTTTTACACCGAGTTATTTAGAACTCGACTTTAATACTATAGTAGAAAAGTTTAAAGAAGAACTACAAAAAGATGGTACTTTTAAAGATTATGATTATAGAGGCAGTAATATATCTGTTTTACTTGAATTGATGGCATATTTTGGTGATCTAAATACATACTTTATAAATAAAATAGCAAAAAATATATACTTGGAAACATCTGATATATATGAATGTATAAATAGATTATCCAGACAAATTGGTTATAATCCAAAAGGAACCAGAAGCGCAAGAGTTACGCTTTCATGTACGGTATCAGGACACACACCCGGTGATATTATAAGTTCACTGCCATGGAAACAATTAAATTCTGGTAGGTTGGCATCAAATGGTGATACAATATATTATGCTACAACATTATCCGAATCAACAACGTTGACAAGCACAACAGGTACGCTACCAATAAATTTGATACAGGGTGAAATTATAAATATTACTGGATATACTGGAAATGATCTTGTTGATAATGAATTAATCTTACCATCAAATTATGCATATGATGATGATTTAGATGATGATTACCCAACTATAGAGGTCATAATTAACAATGATATATGGCAACGAGTATCTGATTTCTATGACAACATAACACCATTATCAACAGATGATGTATACATGTTCGTATATGATAGATATGAGAGAAGTAAAATTGTTTTTAATTCATCAAGAAACGTACCAGATACAAATGATACAATATCAATAAAATGTTTAAATTCATTATCAACAGAAGGAAGTATAGGTGAAGACACATCATCGGATAATTGGATAGTTGTTGATGATATATTTATACAAAGAACAACAGGACATGTAGTATATAATATACCAAATAATACTTTAAACCTATCAACATCTGCAGCATCAATAGGTGCGTCGGATCCAGAAACAATTGACGAAATTAAAGAAAATGCTCAGTCTACTCTTAGAACACAATTCCGTAATGTTACATCTACAGATTATAGAACATATCTTACTGAAAGATCAGATATAAGTTCCGCTAATGCATGGGGTGAGCAAGATTTAGCACCATCTGCTGGTTCTATACTAGAATATAATAAAGTTCACTTATCAACAATACCTTCTACATGGAGTAATGAAACGATTTCTACCAGTGCTAGCACGTGGACAACAGAGTGGAATACTTCTGGTAGTATACTTGTTCCTACATCATATTCATCTACATGGACTGATACATTAAAAACATATTTACAACCAAGAAAAATGATATCAGTATATGAAGTATTTGATTTACCAACTCTTGTTTATTTTTCATTTGAGTTTTCATGCAGAATCAAAAGACTATTCACGTTTTTAAATGTATCTACTGATATAAAAAATAAATTAATATATTACTTTAGAACTATAAATCATGATTTTGGAGAAATTATAAGCTTCAATAATATTATAGAATATATACTTGACACAACAAAATCATCACCATCTGATGATTTTGAAAATATCGTTGGTATAAGAAATCTTAATTTGCGTGATATAAATGTAAACGTAACAACATATGAATACAACAGTACAAGTATAAACTATCCATATTGGATAGAAGAAATATGGACAGATAGAGACAATACTTTAAGAAGAATACAATTAGGATATGATCAATTTCCTATATTAGAATCTAACTCAGTACATATATCACAAGAGGAAGCATAAGGAGAATATAGAAAGTGGCAAAATTTTCAGATAGCAACTGGTCAATTCTTAATGAGTATTTTAGTATTTTAAGTGGCAGTAGATCCGGAACACATAATTCGTATCTTTTATCACCAAAACATACAATAGTAACAGAAGGTGGTTTATTTGTGGATCTATATGAACATAGTGATGAATATGGATATATTGGTCATAACTTTACATCAGATTCGGTTAATGATAATATTTTTAAATTCAAATATCAGAGTGTTATATCAACAAACTCATTAACTAGTGGTATAACAACAATAACCAATGGATCAGAAATGTATTTTCGTAAAAATTCTTACTTTTACGAATGGTTGCTGAATCATTATTCGGAATATAGAGATTATCTTAATACGAATAAAATGTTTTTATACTTTGGTAAAATATGGGCAATATCCAATGAAGAAAATTATTATTCAATAGAATTTAAAGGTTTAAAAGATTATATGTTGGAATTGTTACCACCAATAAACAGAACAACTGCGATGGAAGATTGGTTGAAAGGATATTTTGATGGAACACATCATCAAATATATAACTTAACAAAAAATATATGGTCGATGAAAGATTCTAAAGAAATTGATATAAGATTTTTACAATATATAGCCAATGACTATGGAATTGAAATAAAAGAAGGATTGACTACAGAATTAGCATTAAGAGAATGGGTTGATAATCTGATATATTTTTTAAAGAGAAAAGGTGATTATTCAACACTGTATATAGTATATAAATTTTTGCTTTCAAACACCACAAATACATTGAATGTGTTTGAAAGATGGCATGATTGGAGACTCTCTGATTATAATGATGCACCGCTTGCATCAGATTGGGAAGATCATCATATTCTTGAATATTATAGTATACAACCATCCGGTGCGGCTGGTGATGAATACTATTCAAGATATAACCCAGATGGGTATCCCGCTTATGCTGACTCACAAGGAAGTTTATCTATTAATCAAAACGTTGATTTATTTTTAGAATATAAATTTGATGAAACAGGTGGATTAACAGCAACAGATAGTTCATCAGCGGGCAACAACGGTACTCTAACAAATTTTGCAACTAGTGCTTCTAATGATATGTGGGTAAGTGGAAAATTTGGAAATGGAGTTGAATTTGGTATATCAGATGATGAGCATATAGACATAGGTGATTCTCTAGTATCAACACTTAGTGATAGTTTTACTGTATCATATTATGTAAAACATAACAAATTTAATCATGCCATGGTTCATTTTATGTCAAGTGGTATTGGTGGTGTTCTTATTGGTATAACACCAGGTAATAAATTTGTTATATATTATGATGATGGTATAAATACAACTTATTGGGAATCAGAAGATGATGTTTTAAATGGTGTTGAAACAAAATTTAATAAGTATGTTATTGTATTTAAAAACAATGATATAATAACGGTATATAAGAATAATGTATTATTAGAAAATAATGGTGTTGATACAGGTGATATGACAGATATTACAATGTCAAATTTTACTAATACTACAAACGCTACAATAGGTAATGGTTTCTGTGGTATTATGGATGAATTTCGTATATATAATACAACTTTATCAGAATTATACTTAAAAGCTCTTATTTTATCACCACATTATAGAGTAGAATTAGATTTAACATCAGAACCTCTTGGTACTGATTATATAATAAATGAATCTATAGCAAATGAACTAGTAAGATACTGGAATTATACAAAACCTGTATCAAGATTTGTTACATATAATGAACTTGTAGCGCCATATGCAGAAATAGATGGTACAGATTCTAAGGAAATATCAACATATAGTACGGACGAAACAGCATACTTAACAACAAAGTTTACTGGCGCTCAGTATCTATCATCTGAACAATCATCTGCGGGTTTTGGTGATAATACACACAACTATAACAGCGTATTAAGTTCTGATAGTTGGATAATAGAAATAGATTCTGATACATGGAATGTTAACCATAATTTGGGATCAAAAGGAACAATAACACAAGCTTATGATAACAATAATAATCTTTTACTACCAAGTAGTGTTGAGGTTTTAAATGATGATACATTAGAATTTTCTTTTAATAGTTCTGTTAAAGGACACGCATTAATTGCTGATGGTAATTATACAGAAGCAATAGAAGATACCGTTGGTCTTGGTTATGGTTATAGTGCTACTAGTAGCGGCGCAACTGCTTTAGATTTTCATTATAAATTTGATGAAACCTCTGGTACTACTTGTGATGATGATACTGGAAACAGTAATGGAACATTATACAATTTTCCTGGTGATAGCTCTCAGTGGGTAACTGGTAAATATAACAATGGATTACATTTTCGTGGTTTCTCTGAAGATGATTATGTAAATACAAATACAACAATGCAGACGTTATTTCGTTCAAGTTTTTCCATATCAATGTGGATAAAAGCTGAAAAAATGGGTACAAGAGCACAAGTAATCAGTGGTATTTCAAATTATAGTGGTAGTGCGCAATCCACTTTTTGGCTTGAAATGTCAACAGATAGAAGAATATCAGTCAGAATATATGATAATTATGGAAATGGGGTTACAAATATACGTACACCAGCATTGACTTTAGAATGGGAAGCTGGTGGAAATCAAACTGAATATCATTTAATCGTGGTTGCGGCAAATTATAATAATACATTAGAAATATACTATGATGGTGTTAAGCAAATATTAGATGGTAGTAGTAACGATTTAACTCTACTTGATATGTCTACTTTTAGTGGAGTTAAAAGTATGGCTATTGGTGCTAATATAGCTTATGATGGAAATGATTATAATCATTATGAAGGATCTATAGATGATGTAAAATTTTATAGTGGTGTACTAAATCAAGAAGATGCATCTTCTATATATGTAGGAGGACCACCAAATCAAACGATTACACATAATCTCTATTCAGCATCAGCTGCAGAAGGTGTATTGACACAATTATGGTCGGATTCAGAAAAAGAAATGCAATATGAGATAGAAAGAAATCCGAACAGTGATGATCTTACTGTTACACTTTCAGCATCTGGTAGTAATAGATATATTATTGTAAGAAAGTCTGATTATACATATACACAGTCAACACCTGAAAGTACTTGGAATATAAATCATAATTTAAATACTAATGCTTTAATATCACAAGTTTTTTCACAAAATAAAGAAATATTACCTCTAAATACCCAACATGAATATAATGATTCAACTATAACATTTAGTGAAGCTGTAACAGGAACCGCTGATTTTGTATGGATAAACACTGAATTTAACACATATCCAACACCAGACGATCCATCGGGTCTTAGTTTATCAGTTTCCGCATCATATTGGAAAGTGGGTATAGGAACAACACCAACATTTAATTCAATTGACGCTAATGATATAGAAACAATAGCTGCAAGTGGTAGTATATTATCATATGAAAATAGTACAAATGGTGATATTATTATATTAGAATTTGATGTTTCTCAAAAAATAGATATAAATATAACAGAGATAGGAATTTTTAATGATGAAGATCGTCTTATGTTTTATACAAAATGTAGTCCATTGTATAAACCAGTAGATGTTATATTAAAATTATTCTATAGAATTACAAAATTTGAATAGGAGAGTATTAAAAAACAATGGCTAGAATACATTTTTGGCAATATATAGTTAATGAAAATGGAGATCCACTAGAGAATGTAAATGTAAGGATTTACTTATCAAACTCACCGGAAGAAGAAGCAGATATCTTTACACATCATATAACAGGAAACCCAATTAAATCAACAGAAGCACTATTATCCACTGATGGAAATGGGTTTTTTGAATGTTGGTTTGGTGATATATTAGAAGATTCAGGCGGATATTCATCTAATCAAACATTTAAAATAGAATGGGAAAGAGCTGGTTTATTAAATGGATACATTGATAATATGACAATATATCCAAATGTTTTTAGCGTAGTACAAACAGATAATGTGAGTCCAGATAAAGATGTTAAAAACAAGCTTATAAGCAATCAACTAGCATACAATTGGGATACACATATAAATGCAGAATCTATTAATGTACATGGATTAGAAGCTGTTAATCAATATGATACTAATACTGATTATAATAAACTTGTAAGTAATAACCTTATGAATTATGTATTTTCTGTTCTTGCAAGTGCCGGTTCTATATCAATTGCAGCATCAGCTGCCACTGCAAGAGAATTTGACGTTACATCATGGTCTTCTTCTGGTGGTAAACATTATATTGATTTGGATCACTTTTTAAATAGAGATTATCCAGTTGTAACATCTTACAAAACATCAAATGGAATGCAAATATATCCAGATGAAATAGAATCAATTTCAAGTTCAAGAATACGACTTTGGATGCCAGATGAAGTATCATTAAATATTACAATTATAGGTTAAAGGGAGATTTAAAGCATGGCATTGAAACATTTTTGGTATTCTCTTAGAGATGATGAAGGCATACCAATATCAGGACAACAAGTATATATATACAAACATGGTACAACTGATGAATTAGATATTTTTAACTCTATAGAAACACAGATATCACAACCTCTAATAACAACATCAACATCACCCTCTGGTATATTTGATTTTTATATAAAAGATATACACTCATCAGGATACTTAGCATCACAAAAAATGACTATAGATTGGAGTCTTGGTAGTGTAGATAATTTAGATATATTTGATAAAATATATCCTGTAAATGAAACAGATACTGATTCAGATAAAGATAAATCTACAAGTAATCAACTGGCATATAACTTGGAAATACATAAAGAATTGCTTGTAGATGGTGGAACAACTATACATAATTTATTACCAGTAGATGAAACAGACTCAAATGTTGATTTTAATAAAATTGTAAGTAATAACCTTATGAATAATTTGTATTCTGGTCTTGCATCAGCGGGTACAATAACAATTTCATCATCTGGTGCTATAATATCTTCATTCTCTATAGATGTAAAAGATGGTGTAGTGCCGGCATGGTTAGATTCATTAGTGCCATCAGCCGGTGATTATTATGTTGATATAAATCATGGCCTTGATATAAAATATCCTTTGATATCTATATGGAAAACATCTAATAAAAAAACTATATTTCCACCAAATATAATGTCAATTGATGAATATAATATTAGAATCTGGTCAAATGAAAATATGAAATCAGAAATATCAATAGTTGGTTAAAGTATGAGATTTTCAAAATTTATGGAATACTCTGTTGATGATAAAGATATAAATGAATTTAGATCTTGTAAAATTCATTTTTCTGAAAATATAAAGAATATTAAAAGAATAAAAAATATAATGGAAGAACATGCTCTTGATATGAGTATTATACATAAAATAGAAAAAGAAAATAAAATGTTAGATGTATTTCATGATGGTAGTATATTTATAGATTTTACAATAGATGAAAAAGAAAAAAATGATTATAAAATTAAAAATAAGTTAAAATTAAAAGTACTAGATTTTAATAATGATTTATGTAAGATACAAAGAAATCTAGAAGAAGATTTAAAGAAAATGGAGGAGTTATAATATGAAAAGTCATGGACTTGACATGATAGGAAATATAAAATTAGAAGTTGTAACAACATTACCAATATGGGCATCAACAGATGAAAGAAGATTGGTATATGCTACAGATACAGGTCTGATATATTACGGTGATAGTACTGGATGGAAAATCGTTGTTGGAACGGATAGTACACAAACACTTACTAATAAAACTATTACTAGTAGTGAAAACACTCTTACATTAGATGGTTCTGATATAGTGGCTGGTTCTATAACTGATGCAAATATTAATGTAAGTGCTAATATAAAGGGTACAAAATTATTGGATAATACTATACCAGATGCTAAAATAATGAATGGTGTAAATGCTTCAAAAATAGGTAATCTTAATGTCAATAATACGGAATTATCTTTATTAAATGGTATAACGGATCTTGGAAATACAGGAACGTTTGTTACTAATGCTAATGGTAATCCAACTATAGATGATGATTATTTTACAGTAACAAACAGTCATCCAGAGTCCACATGGGGATCTGTTGGCCCAACGGACTCCAATGCTTTAAAGGAATGGGAATCTATGGATTCTGTTGAATCTGGTGCCGACTATGTAATTATAAAATTATATGCACAATCATCAAGTGTTGATGATTATAAAAATCAAATGAGGTACATATCTGTACATGCTAGAAAAACAGGAGGTAATCAGGGGATTACCACTAGAAACAGGATGATTTATGTAAACAATGTTACAAACGATAATAGTGGTTACACTTGGGCAGCAGGGCAATCAGAAGTGATAGTACCAGTTGATGATGATTTACGATTTGATTTATATTGGTATACCACATTTAATTATAATAGAGTAGTATCTTGTACACTGGTTGGATGGGGATTCAATCCATCATAAAATAATTTTGAGTAAAAATAAACACGGAGAATAAATAAATGGAAAATTATGGAATAGACATGAAAGGAAACATTCAGATAGAAAATGTTTCAACACTGCCAGCATGGACATCATCAGATGAAAGAAGAATGATATATGTCGCTTATGATGATAGAATCTATTATGGGTCTGGTTCAAAATGGGAACGTGTTCTTGATAATAGTTATTATATTAGTGAGCATAATAAAGGATGGTATAAAAGACCTCTTTTTAAATGGATAAGTGATACTACTATAGATATATATCCTGGTGCATATCACTATAATGATGGAACAACAGAAAAAATGGTATATTGGAATGATAAGTTAACATTTGTATTGGGGCCAGGTGGATCAAATGTTAATTCAGATTCATTAAGTACAGATCAGTGGCACTATATATATCTACATAAAACATCAATTGATTCTCATGGATCTGTAGAACTTGATGAAGGATGTTTTATTAATTCAGCATCTGCATCACCATCAATATTAACAACTGGTGGTTATGGTATTTATTATGATACAAGTAGACTTATATACGCATTAAGAACAGATGGATCTAGTAATATTGCAGAATTTTTCCAATATGGAAACTTTACACAATGGGCTAATTTTTTAACAAGAGTTAGTTCACAAACTTTAGGATCTTCATGGACAAATATAGGTATGTCAGTTCCAACAATAACTGGTGTTAATATAAGATCAAGTATAACAATTCATGATTCTTATTCTGATTCTACAGCAGATTTATTTTGGAGAACAAAATATCAAACAGGATCAACAGGAACATATATACTTAGTATAGATTCTACATCAGCATATAAAAATAGTAATATAGATGTTATTTCAGATTATCTTAATGGTTATATTGAAATGAGACATGTAGGTGGTGTTCTTAATAATATTACTGTACATCAAAATGGATGGTATTTACCAGATGGAATATAATATTTTTGTTTACATTTAATTAATTATAAGTTATAATAGTTATAGTTGATTATAGATAAATTGAAGCTGGAGATATATGGATAAAAAACAAAGATATTATATAAGAAACAAGGATTTATTACCAGAAATAATAAAATATAAGGATAGTGGAGAAATTGGTGAAAAGCTAGCAATAATGATACAACAAATAGCTATAAACTATTCCAACAGAGGAAATTTTGCTGGATATACATGGAGAGAAGATATGGTATCTGAAGCTATCTTAATATGCTTTAAATACATGCATAATTTTGATCCAAAGAAACAAAAAAATCCAAATCCATTTTCTTATTTTACAACAGTAATACACAATGCTTTTATAAATTATATAAAGAAACAAAAGAAACATAGTGATATAAAAGATGTATGTTATAAAAACTGCCATCTTATAGATGAAGAAAATGAATTCTATCACTATGCTGTAAAGGGAATAGATTATCAAATAATGAGAAAACATGATATAGTTGTGAAGAAAAAATGACAGTAATAAAACATAAAAAACCAAGAGTGAAAAAAATTGTAGAAAAAAAGTTTAAAGTAAAAATACCTGAGTCACTAAAGAGGAAATCAAAAAAATAATATGAAAAAATTTGTGATGTTAAGTGATGTACATTTAGGAATATATAATGATTCAGAAACATGGCACAATGTAGCAATTATATTATTTGAAGAAGTATGTGACTATTGTATAAGAAATAACATAGACACACTATTATTACTTGGTGACTTTTTTCATAATCGCAAATCAACAAATACAAAGACCCAACACGCCGCACATAAAATAGCAAAAATAATTAGTCCATTAAAAACCTATATAATAGTGGGTAATCATGACTGCTATTTCAAAAACAAAATCATACCAAATTCATTAGAGTTATTCAAAAAATACAATCATATAAACATAATAGAAGAAACAACAATAATTGATGATATGTCCTTAGTTCCATGGCTAGGTGAACTAAAAAAATCAAAATACTGTTTTGGCCATTTTGCAATAAATGGCTTTAACATGAATGATAACTATACATGTGGTGATGGAGTTGAATCTACAAAGTTTAAATCATATAAATCCGTATTCTCTGGACACTTTCATACACCATCTAAACAAAAAAATATAACATACTTAGGATCACCATTTCAACAAACATTTAATGATATCAACGGCAAGAGGGGATATTATATATTTGATAATGGTGATTCGCATTTTATAGAGTTCACCAAATACCCTCATTTTATAAAACTCAATGCTGGGGATAAAATAACAGATGATATAAGTGGTAATATAATAAGACTTATCTTTACAGAGGATTTTGGAGAAAACAAAAATCAGATGATTGTAGATAAGATAACAGATAGAAACCCACTTCAACTGCATGTGGATTTTAAAATATCTGGAAACGACAACGATCAGCGTCAAGAAGAAATGGATATAGGCATATTAGATCATGATAAAGTTATAAAAGAGTACACAAAGAATTACGATTTACCAAAGTATATTAGTAGAAAAGTATTAATTAAAATGATGTTAAAGATCAAAGAAGAGGCTTATGGATTATAAACAACATAACTATAGAAGAGTAAACGTAACCGTAACAGAAAGCGATTGGTGTTCATATAGTGGTATTTGTAAAAAAAGTATATGTATTAAAAATGATTTGTGCTCTCATTGTAAGTATAAAATACCAGTTGATATACCAGAAATGATAAAGAAAAAAATGGAAAGTATAAAAGAAGGTGGATAAATGAGTATATTAAATAGTGCTGGTGATTATTGGCATATTACAGATAATAATATTGCTAATGGTGGTGGTACATCTATAACAACAACATATAGTAGTAGTGATGATGGTGATTTTTTAATAGTTGATGATAGGCATGAATTATACAATAAAATAAACAAACATGAGAAACATATAGATCTTTTATATAGAATCATTAGCAAAACCATGAACGAAATTATAGAGAAAAACATAAGTATTAGTAATTCTTTGAGATATGAAGTATTTGATTTACTTGAAGAAATTGAGTCTAACAAAAAAGAAAAAAAGAAAGAAGATGATGGGTTCATTCAAGAGGAAGAAATGGCAATATGACTATACATAATGATTTTGTTGTACGTAAAAATGGTAATATAAGATATGTTGGTTGTGGTGAATCATATAACATAACTGAATTTTACCAATATTTAATAAACTTATCAGATGATTTGTTAGATATAACATCACATGTTCCAATTGAACGAGTAACACCAGATATTATGAGATTAACTAACAATTATAATATAAATGATTATGCTTCTATATATCTTTATGGTGGAACTATTATACAAGGTGAAAATGATACAGAAGAAGTATATAATGGATTAATTATAGTGGGTTTTGTGAATAATCCAAAAACCAATATAAGTATAATACAAAATAATAAGGTATATGATATAATAAAACCAGGACATAATGGTGATTATGGTGAGTCTGGTATTATAGCAAGATATATGGTAAAATCAAAAACAAAAGGCGAACTTATAGACGATGGTAAACTTATTGTAAGAGCAATATATCCTGGTGATACATTTTCAGAATATATTGCTAACATGAATTGTCTTGGAAATGTTTATATAGCCATTTTTACACAACCAGATTTGTTATATTCTGTTGATACAATATATGATACAGATGATGTTTACGTTGATGAAAATAAAAAATATGAGTTTATAAAAAAAGAAGAAATGATGATATAAGTGTTTACATTTTTTATTAAAAATTGTATAATTACTTATCATAAATTGTTAAAAGGAGAAATTGTATATGAGATTTGAAGAGGCACCAACAGAAGTATATGAAATATTGAGAGAATGTAAAGATCAACATTTTCCAACTCTAGCAGGATGTAATATAAAGGTAGTTTTTGATTTAAAAAAGAGAATGTCTGGTGGAAAATTAACACTGGGATCATTGCAGAAACCAAATGAGCTATTAAGATTTTTCACAATAGATGAATCTGGTAATGATGAAGGATATGACTATCTAATGAGAATAGATAAAAAGGCATGGACTGAGATAATGACTAGTGGTGATAAAAAAAGATTAGTTCGCCATGAATTAAGACATTCAGATGTTGATTTTGATTCATCAAATCCTTATAAGCTAAGAGGACATAGCGTTGAGGATTTTTATTCTGAAATAACATTAAACGAAGATGATCCACGGTGGGGCGAACGAGTTTCAATGGCAACATTCTCAGCATATGAAATAGAAAGGAACGGATAATGGATTTTATATTAAGTTGTTTAATAATATTTGTAAAAGCATCAATTGGTGGTATGATAGTATCTACATTTTTTGGTATACTTGTATTGTTTACTGGATTTGTGTCTTATGCACTACTTGGTGTTGGAAAAGATTAACCAGGCTGTCTTATTTCCTCCTACTTTATAATGATGGTTTGGATAGGTGAAGCAGTATAAGTCTATATACTGCTTCACCAAATATAATGGAGTAATATGTGTAAATGAAGCTTGAAATTGAATCTGTAGAATTTAAAAACTTTCTAACATTTGGTAGTCGAGTACAGAGAATACCATTTTTAAAGGGATTGAACCTTGTTACTGGTATTGACATGGATCGTAAGAGATCAAATGGATCAGGCAAATCCTCGCTTTTAGAATCAGTGCCGTTTGCCCTTTTCGGACAGGTGCATAGAAATATCAATAAGAAACAAATAGTCAATTGGAAGAATAGAAAAAAATGTGAGGTATCACTTGATTTTAAAATAGGTAGTGATGATTATAAAGTATCAAGAGCAATCAAGCCTGATAACTTTGAAATATATAAGAATAATACTCTAATAGATAAGCCATCACATGTTAAAGAATATCAATTAATTCTAGAAGAGATCATTGGAATGAATTATAAAACATTTATGTCTCTTATACATTCTAATATCAACTCATCAGCTAAAATACTCACAATGGGTAAGCCAGAGAAAAGAAAGCTTATTGATACAATGTTTGGATTAACAGTATATAAGAATATACAAGAACATTCAAATAAAAAGTTGAGAGGCATAATAGAAAAATTAAAAGAAATAGAGATAACAAGTTCCTCTAATGTAGATAGGATAAGTGATTTAAAGAGCACTGTAGATGATCTAGAATTTAAATACTCAGCAAAACCAATTCAATATACCCAATTGAAAGAAAAGGAAGAAGAGCTGGATGAAATAAAAGAAATATTAGATGATTCAAAGAAAGAACTAGAAAAGAAAAGAACTCTATTGGCAGACAAAGAGAGTTCTTTAAAATACTTTGAAATGATTGAAGGCAATATAAAGAACTCATTGTATAAAATCGGTGTAAAACTAAAAAGCATAAACGATTCATTGGCAAAATCTGAGAAGATAGAAAGAATAAAAAAAGAGAACAATAGATACAATGATATGATTGATGGTATGAGAACAGAATATGGTAGTTTGGATGAAATTGAAAGAAACCTAACAGACAAGAGAAAAGAAGTAACAGATCTTGAAAAAGATATAGTCAATGAAAGAAACAACCTTAGCGCATTAAGTAAAGAAATATCAAATCTTGAGAGGGATGAGATCAAATCATCTGTTAAACTTGAAAAACTTGAAAAGGACATCTGCCCAACATGTAATCAAAGGATAACAGATGAATCGTTATTAAAAAGCGAGCGAATAAAACTTGATAGCACAAAACTGAAAATAGAGAGTAGTAAAGAAAAAGAGCGAAAATCATCAAATAGATATGATAATAAGAAATTAAAACTACCAAATTTTACAAACACAATAGATAGCTATGATACTATAAGAAAAGAAATGATTAAAATAAGTGATAAGATAATAAACATTGATCTTTCAGATAATATAGATAAATTAAAAAGTGATAAATCAAGATATGATAGAACATTTGTAGCACTAGAATCTTTAGCTGGAAAAACAGAACATGATAAGCTTAAAATAGAAAAAACAATATCACTACTATCAGAAAGAATTGGAGAACTACAAGAAAGGGTATCAAAGGTATATGATCTGGAACAAGAAATAATAAAGCTTGAAGAGTTTATAGAATTAGAAAGAAAGAACCAGAAAAGTCTAAAATCACTAATAGATTCAAATAGGAAAAAGATAACTCTATTAAATAAGAAAACAAGTGAGTCAACAAAAAAGAAAGAAACATTAATGAACTTGAAGAACTATGTTTCATTGATAAAGGATATATGTAAAGATGAAAATATAAAACAATACGCTATATCATCCATTATGCCATATATCAATGAGCGAGCAAATTATTATTTATCAAAGGTAAATTACTCATTTTATGTTGTGCTAGATAAGTGGCTGGATATGCAAATAAAAGGACCGGGTATAGTGGACGCATCTTATGGATCACTATCTGGTGGTGAGTCAAGAGGCATTGATATAGCAATACAACTAGCATTTCTTGATATATCAAAATTAAGAGCTAATATATTTCCAGACTTTTTAACACTTGATGAGTTATTAGATTCTTCTATTGACAGTGGTGGTATCTCACAATTGTTTAAAATAATAAGCTTAAAACAAAAGAAAGATGATTCAAAAACATTCATCATATCACATAGGAGCGAGCTTGATGAAATGGCAGATGTGGACAATATTTATCATGTAACTAAAAAGGGTGGTTACTCAACAGTGGAGATAACATAATGGAAAAATTATATTGGGCTTTGTTGTTAACTATATTAGTGTATGTATGGGTACAGATTGATCCCTATAAAGCTCCTTATATATTGGCGCCATACAAATATGTGTACCATAACCCGATAATATGTATTGTAGATACGTTATGTAATGGCCCCGATTGTCCTATACTTAGACTTCGTAGAGTAAATGGTAAATCTGTTTTGAGTGGCACGTTTAGTCAATGCATTGAATATGACCACACTACAACGATCTATGACAGTAAAATAATCATGTTTGAGGTTAGTGGTGTAATTGGAGAAAAGGAAAACAATGATGAGAGAATTTAATGGAAAAAAATTTCTTCATACAAAAGCATATAAAGCAGCTCGTGAACAAACCAAAAAGAAATTAGAAAAAATGAAAAAAGTATTCATAGAATTGGCCAAAGAAGGAGAGTAATGAATATAACAGAAAACATGTATAAAGAAGATGTAGAATTATTCTTTGAAAGAATACGAGAAGACAGTAATATGACATTTTATCAGATAGTTGATTTCATAAAAAATGTAGCATCTGGTAAAACATCATTTCTTATTGAAAGTGACTATACACAGGAGTTAGAAGAAAAATTAAAATCTAAGACAGAAGAAGTTGAAGATCTTATGGACACTCTTCAAAATATAAGAAACGACCCGACTAGAGATAGAAGTTTTGGAGATATGTTAAGAGATAATGCAGGCACAAGACAGAGAGCAAGGAGATAAAATATGACAATAACATTTGAAGATTTAAAAAAGGCTATAGAAACGAATGTCAAAGGCACGCATGTATCAGTTCTTTCTGAATCAGATATTGCTGTAAATAGATTTTGGGTATCAACACCAGCATACGATTTAAATAGAATACTATCTGGATCGCTCTTTAAAGGTATTCAATCTCGGAATTTAATGGCTCTTGTTGGGCCAGAGCATTCAATGAAATCATCACTAATGGTATTATGCATGGCGGCCGCACAAAAACAAGGCAAAAAATGTGTAATAATAGATACAGAAGGTGGTGTAAATGAAGAATTCTGTAAAAGATGGGGTTTAAATCCAGAAGAAACACTATATGTATACACACCTTGGGTACATGAAATAAAATCAGTTATAGCACAAATAAAAGAATCTGGTGAGGAAGATTATATAATTGGAATTGATTCAGTTGGTGGAATTGATAGATATAAATCACATACAGACGCTCTAGCGGGTGATCCTAAGGCAGATCAAGGACTTCTGCAAAAAGAAATTAGAGGAGTTTTGAAATTATTGCTAAATATATGTATTGGACAGAACTCCATAGGAATAGTAAATGGTCATTATTATGGCAAGCCATCACATATTCCAATGCCGGATCAAATAGGTGGTGGAAAGGCAATGAAGCTGTTTCCTTCCATACTTGTGACACTAAAAAAAGAAGTAATGCATGAAACAAGTGCAAAAACATCACCAGTTATTGGTACAAAAATAACAGCCACAACTATGAAAAATAGATTATATCCACCATATCAAAAAGCAACCATTATGCTAGACTATAAAAATGGTCTACAAGAATATGGTGGTATGATGGAATTAGGAATGGAAGCTGGATTGATAAAACAATCTGGTTCATGGTATTCATATAAAGGAGAACGATTAGGACAAGGAATTATAAACGCCATGGAAGCCTTAAAGAGTCTTCCAAATATAACAAAGGAATTAGATAAGTGGTTAGAATCATCAGGATATTCTAAAATGGATGCTGATATAAAAGAGGCAGCTGAAATTGTAGAAGAGGAAGAATTAAAAGTTGAGGTGAGAGGAAAACCGACACCAAAAAAAGAAACAACAAAATCAGCAAAAAAAATAACCATAAGGAAAAAGAAATAAAACAGGGGGTGAATGTTGAAGTGGAGTGTTTAAGTGAATGTGAATTTCAGAAATTTAAAGAAGGCAAATTTTATTGTAAATATTATGACTTAAATTTAGAATACAGTGTGGAAAGTATGAAAGATGATATGAAAATTATAAGATGTGATTCTTGTGCAGAAGGAGATATTATTGGAAAAAATTCAATACAGGAAAAAGTTAAAAAAATAAAATATAGAATAGGTCTTGTGATGGATTCATTTTACTCTTTTAAAGATGATGTGGAATCAGAAATAACAGAAATATATAGAAATTTGAAGGATTTAGAAAATGAAGATCAGTAAATGGAGATCATTAAAAGTTGTTAAAAATCTAGAAACAATAAATGAAGGTGATTGTTTTCTTATGGGTGAAAGGGTAGCAGAACAAAAAGAAACTAAAAAGATAGGTGATGAAATATCATATTACAAAATATTAAAAAAAGGCAAAAGCATAGAATATATACCATTATATGATATGTTAGAGGAGGGTTAAAAATGGTAGATAAAAAAGTGGCAATAGTAGTAAAAATAGAGTATGAAATTGATGATAATAGAGAAAGAGTATGGACAGCGTATATTATGGCATTTTCACAAGATGAAGCTGTTGAGTATCTTGCAAAATTTCTGAAGAAAACAATAAAGGTTACCTCAGTAGGCATGGAGGCACCAAGAATTGACGCCATAACAAGTGAAGTAAGAGAAACAATAACAGGTAAACCAAAAAAGAAAAAAGCAAATGTAGAACCAAAGTTAGATGGTTTTAAAAATCTTCAAAACGCTAGAGAACAAGCTTTGAAAGATCTAAAAGATCAAAATGTTGGTACAGAACAAAAAGAAGAAAAACCAACTGAAAAGAAAAAACCAACTATTAGTAAATCTTTGAATATAAAGAAGAAATAATGATAGGAACATATAACATAGAAAAAAATATGGTTCATAAAATATCAGATATAATGGATGTTTATGAATTTTCTACAGACGATGTTGAATTCCCAGAAATTGATGGTATACTTATAGATTACATAAGTAAAGATAATTATAAAGAATGGGTATATCAAGCGGCATTAATAGAAAAATATGTTAAAAAAACCAAAACAATAATATTTGATAGATATCTCTCTATAACAAACAAAGAGTTTGATTGGTTAAAGAAATTTAATGTAACATTCTTTGAGCCAGCTATAAACAATAGACGGGATTTTCAATATTTGCCATATTGGGTAGATAACATAGAAATAGATTGGTCATATGATATAAAAAAGAGTATACATCTAGCATATACTCATAATAATATGGAAGACAGACTAAAATATTTTGAAAAATATTATAAACAATATGCTATGTTATTTCCTGATAAAAAAGTATGTTATTCTAGTAACATATTGAATGAAAAAAAAGTAAAAGACTATGAAAACAATAACATGATTTTTTATAAATCCATTGATTATTCTAATGTATTATATAGTATATCAATAGATAATAAAAAGAATTATGAGATTGGATATCTGGATGAAAGCGTATTTAAGGCTTTAAAATGTGGATGCGTGCCACTATTACCAAGTGAACATAAATATTTTCATGCTTTATTTGGAAATCTTGTTGTTGATAGTATAGAAGACATAGATTATTTAACATCAACACCAGATTTAAATTGTGTCTTTATTGAAGATATATTAAAAAATCTTAATACGCTTTATCCAGAATTTTTGATAGATAATGTTGCAAAAGTATTAATAAATTGTTTAAAGGAGTGAATTTGTGGAAAAAATAGATATAACAATAGGTAATAAAATGACAATAAATACTCAGAATTATTCTAGTATTCAGCCTAATGTACAACTAACAGTAAATGGTGTATCAACAGAAAGACTGGCTGAAGTTAAAGAGGCGATGAATAATATACTGGGTGTTTTTATGGCCGAAGAAATTTGTGATCTGAGTGGGATGATGGATACAATAAAAACTAATGGACTTGGAGAAGTAATTAAAAGATTCGAAAATCCTGATATGATTGAAAATATGAAAATTAGTTTACAAAAGTCTCTTGATGTTATACAATATACAATAGAAAGTGCATAATAGAGAAAGGAGATTATAGTGGATAAATTTGTACATGCTAGAATAGTATGTGTTGCTCGTTGTGAGAATGAATTAGAATCTTTAGACTTACAAATATTTTTCAATGAATACGAAAATGTTCAAAGAAGATTGTTGATAAGTAAAAATGAACATGTAATCAAAAATAATCCAGACGTTGATTATATTAATGTTGGCAAAGTATTTCATTGTATACTAAGGCACAATGAATTAGAAACCTTTGATGGCCCAATAAAAGGATGTTATATAAAATTAGAAGAAGAGATAATATGAATTATTTTAGTAAAACGAAATTTGATAGTATAAAAGGAATTAGAAAAGGTATAATGAGCCTTGGTATACATCAGTTTATACAAAAGAACAAAGACAATAAAGAGTTTACTGAAAAAGAAAATGATATGAGACTAGAGAGGATGGGGTTTAGTGAAGAAAAATATTTTAATAACAGGGGTTAATGGATATATAGGATTAAATTTATCTAATTACCTTATTAGAAATGGATATAATGTTTCTGGTATTGATAAGGTATTTGGTAATCCAGCAGAATTATTAACCGGATCAAATACCTTATATATTGATGCTATAGTTCACTTAGCTGCTCTATCAGGCATTAAGGCATGTGAGGATAATTTTGAAGAATCTATAATAGATAATATTTCATCTGCTTTTAATATTTTTAATTTATCACATAAGTTTAGTACACCTGTTATATTCTTATCATCACAAGCGGCAAAAGATCCAAAATCTAGTATATACGCAATGATGAAAAGAACAATAGAAATCCAAGCCGAGATGTTGAATAGAAAAACAGACTCAGATATAAAAGTATTGAGGTTGACTAATATATATGGTGGTGTTAGTTATCTTGAAAAAAAGAACACCGTAGTTAAGAAATTTATTGAGGCATATAAGAACAAGAGACAGATAATTATAGATGGTGATGGGTCACAGACCAGAGATTTTATACATGTTGATGATGTATGCGAATATATAATGAGATGCATTAGGTTTGATTCTGGTATAAAAATACTAGAGCCAGTAGATATAGGAACTGGTGAACAAACAACAATAAATGAATTAGCAAGAATGTTTGATAATTGTAATGTAGAGTATGACACAGATTCCAGATCAGTAGGTGTGGATACTAACTATGCTGATATAACAAAGGCTGTTGAGATATTTGAGTATAAAGCAATAAATAGGTTAGAAGAATATATAGACGAAATATTAAATAAAGAAAGGAATTAGAACTCATGTTTGATGATATTTTTAAAGGTACGGACTTTGGTGATATAAAAGATAAAGAAGAAGATAAGGTAATTGAAAATGCTAATGAAAAAGATATTTGGCATACTGGTCAAAAACCAGATGTTTGGTCAGTGGTACAAGATGAATTTTGGGATCTTGATGATTTAGATGAAGATGAAGATGAATATTCTAAAGAGGAAACGAGTTCTGAAAAACCAACTAGTGGTTTATTTGATGATATTTTTTGACTAATGGTAGTATAAAATCTTCACGAACTCTATTATATTTTATAGTATAATCATTGTTGTCGCCAGAAGAAATATCATCTGGTGTTGAAATAACTTTAAATGTTGCTGAAGGGCAAGGTATTCCATATATACCTTGCCCTAAACATTTTATAAGAAAGGCCCAATCAAGTAGCCGTTTATATTTATTATCAGTAACCAATCCAACTTTTTCTATAATTTCTGTTGAATACAGTGAATTAGAGCTTATGTAATTTGCTTGTAGAAGTTTTTTTGGATCAAAAGGAATTGCTGGAAAATCATGATCTACATATCCTGTGTACTTAAAAGATGCATAGGCATATCCAATAATAACATCACTTCTAATAGAATTATTTTCTAATGTATTATATAATCTATCTAACGTATGTCTTCCTAAATCAATATCCCTATCAAGAAAAAATATATAAGGTGGTAGTTCGCCAACTCTTTTTTTATACCAATCAATACTATTAAGATGGTTCATTGGTATATTATTATTACTAGAACAAGACAACCATGTATGAGGTACATCATTTCTTTTTAGTGTTTTTTTGGTTATTTTACTTATTTTATGTGATGTTAGTAGTGGTGTTAACACTAATATTTCTGCATTCTCATGTTTTTTTAAAACTTTAACATCATACTCCATTCTTTTTTCCTTTTGGTAAACGATATATTTTTTTCTTCTTTGATGATTTAGTATATGCTTCAATTTTTATTAGAGCATTATATCTCATATTTGCTCTCCATCTCCACATTCCATCCTCTACACACTTATTTCTATATCTTTTATCAACTGATTTTTTAACATCATGAGATAACAGACCATATCTCATTAATTTATAAAAGGCATCATGTTCTGCTGAAGCTTGTTGACTTGATTTAGTATCAAACACACCACTAGACCCATCCCACGCATATCCTTTTTTTAAAATTAATGTACCATCTTCTTTTAATATTATCCATTTTGTTTCTATATAATTTGCCGGTAACACACCAGTTGATGCTGTATAATCTTCTTCTAATTGATATTTAAAACCCCTTTTATATGATATCATTTGTTCCCTGTTTTATAGATAGTTTTTAACATATCTTCAAATTTATCTTTCAATAGATTATATGTGGCTGGATTATGTGCGACATATAAGTTTTTATTTTTAATTATCTCATTTACTATATCACCTTTAAAAAATCTAAGACTTGTTTGAAATTCCTCAGTAATAGGTTTTCCCATATATCCCATAAAATTATTTGCTATATAAAATAAACCAACATCCCCATGCATATCTATTTTTTTAAATACTTTCTGCCACATTACTTCTTCTGTCTTATATTTCTTATATACTTCTTTTATAAAATTAGAATTAAATATAACTATTGTTTGTGATAATCTAGATGGCAATTTCTTTATCTTCATATTATCATATTTTATCACTTTTGTAAACTCTAAAGGTGGGGTATCTATATTAACAAATGGAGTTATAAAACTCCATTTATCTTTCATCTTCTCATTATATACTGGAAGAAAATCTCTGAAAATAAACATATCATTATGTAATAGATATACTTCATCATATCCAATTTCATAATAATACTTATACATAGAAAACATACCTATAATCTCACAACAATGAAACTCTCTGTTTAAAGGTACAAAATCCTGTCTATGACAATCATAAAATATATAACCATGCTCTTTTGAATACTCTTTTAATTTTTTAGATTGCTTTTGATTCTTATTACCAAACGTAGATATACCAATATCTATACTATCTTTATAAACAAATTTTATACTTTTCAAACAGTTCTTTATTCTGGGTAAATGTGAATCAAGCCCACAAATAACAAATATTCTTTTCAAACTTTCTCCAATATAAGTAAACAAATATCATCTACTTTACAATCATAACCTATTATTTTATATTCTTTATATTTTTTTACCTTCTCTATTTCAGATTTTGCCCAATTAGAAAGTTGTTTATTTTTACTTTCTAATGATCGGGTTTGGAATAATAATAAAGCACCTGGATTTAACTTATTTTTCAATTCTTTTAAATATAAATCAATAGACCAATGAAACCCTATAGAAATAATACTATATACTATATCAAATTTAACTTTAGGTAATTGTTCCTTTTCATAATTGATTAAAACCAAATTTTTTAATCCATTACTATTACAATACTCTTTTGTAGCATCTAATGAATTATAATACACACCTTTTGACCCAACATTAACACCACCAACTGTTTTATTACCACTATCACCATCTAATAAATAAAATTTAGTATCTATCCAAAAGAGTTTTTTAAAAATATACACAGAACCTCTACCCAACCCAGCACCCAATTCAAGAACATTTTTAGGATGTATATCTTTTAAACGATCTATCATCATATCAAGAATTTTTGACTCTTTGTATGCTTTAAAATCATTTAAGGTATGCAACTTCACATATCTTTTAGTTTTTTCTGTAAAAGTCAATTCCATATTACATTACTCTAAAATCATAACCATTTTTTATTTCATCTTCATAAAAAGTAATCAAATCATCAATAGTTTCCTCTACAAGAAATCTTGGTTCCCATCCAACAAATTTATGTATTTTATCTGTATATGGTATTTTATCAATTGCTTCTGCAAACAAAGGGCCATGAATTTCTTTTGGATCAATATAAATTATTTCACATTTCTTTGTATACCTTTCATTGATTTTCTTCACTACCAAATATGCGAGGTCATTTATTGTCATTCTATTTTTAACATTACCTATGTTCCAAATTTCATTTATATTTTTAGAATTTAAAATTTGTAATATAGCTTCACATATATCACGAACATCTGTAAATGCTCTTTCTTGTTCACCATCTCCAAATATAGTTATAGGCTGATCTGTTAGTGATGCAATTATAAATCTTGGAAGAACAAAACCACCATCTGGTCTTTGTCTTGGCCCTGCGACATTAAAAGGACGAATAATATGATATTTTAATCTCTCATCAACTTTAGCTTTATTTACAACAGCTATCTCTGATGTCATTTTACCTGCGCCATATTCAGTTCTTACTTGATATACACCTGGATATACTTTTTGGCTATCTTCTTTTAATAATCCTGTGTGACCATACACCTCTGAAGTAGAAATATCAATAAACATTGCCCCTGTTCTTATACAATAATCTCTAACTTCAAGTGTATCATTTAAAATTATTTTCGCCATTTCTCCAGAATATTTCAATATACCCGATGGCCCAACAAACGAAGCCAAATGAAACACAACATCAATATCATCTGGAAAATATTTTACAGCATCACCAGTATTATCAATTATAACTTCACATTTATCAGAAAACATATCCTCTGAAACAGAATTACTAATTTTATTATCTACAATAATAATTTCTATACCTTGATCTAAAAGCATATCAACTAAATTAGAACCTATAAAACCCAAACCTCCAGTTACTACTACTTTTTTCATATATCCCATTCCTTATAAATTTGGAAATAGTTATCACTAACCAACTCTTTTAAATAGTTTCCAAATTTATCATTCAATATTTTATGAACGTTATTATTTATTCCACTTAAAGCACTTCTCATCATATTGTTATTTATTTTATTTGAATCTTTTTTTGCGTATTCAAATCTAATTATTTTATTTTTTAATTTTACATGATCCTCAACAAAACGATTCCAAAGACTAGCATACCATTCAACAGCTTTTTTGCTATTCAAACCAACACCAAGTTTTTCTAATGTTTCTGGATGTCTTCTTGTCATAAACGAAGCCATAGCATTTGTAGGATGCCTTACAAGACAAATAACACTTATCTTGTTATCTAAAAAGAAATTACCCAACAAAGATATAGATCCACCTAAAACACAATATGTATTTGTTTTATATAGTTTATTTATATACCTAATAAAATTTTCTTCAATTGTTAAGTCAGCATTGAATTTTATAAAATTCTTAGTTCTCTTATTGAAAACTTTTAATTGTTCTTCATTTGGTCTATGCTTTAAAGTATAGTCTTGCCACTTTGCCCATTCTCCTATGCCTTTAAATGCTATATCTGGTCTAGAATGTGCATTTAATCGACTTCCAAGATATGATGAAGCATGTGCACCAGGTGCTATTATTATATTTTCCATTATCTTTTTCCAAATATCTCAAAATGAGCACCTTTCCAATTAGGGCCACTAACTATATAATGCTTCAAATCATATTCTTCAAATTTTGATTCATTAATTATATTTATAACAGATGATTTATTCATACCAAAAGGCGTCCATTTAACATACTCTTCATCCGCAATAGTAATAAAAAATTTACCACCTATTTTCATAGCATCAAAAATTTTATCACATATATACCGAGTAAAGGGACTATGTTCTCCCAAAACACCAATTGAATAAATAAAATCATATAATTCACTTCCAAGATCCGTATGGTAGATATCCCCTTTAATCAAATATATTTTAGATAAAGATGACTTATCCATTAGAGCTGGATTTTCTGCATATTCTAACATAAAATGATTAACATCAATACCAACCAACTTTCTAAAATTTCTCACAGCATGAAAATATCTTCCACTTCCACATCCAACATCTAAAACATCTATTTCTTTATTAAAAGAATTACATATATCAAATATTATTTTATCTCTATGTTTTCTTGCCTTTTTATTTTTTTCTGAAAAGTCTGTTTCTTTATATCTGTCAGCTTTTTTCTTTGGATAGTATTCTTGTACTGTTTTTATATTTTCCATAAGCCACATTTTTTTAGAGGATCTTTACTCCAAGTCCATACTTTATTATTTTTATATATTAATTTTATCTTATTATAAAATGATATATCTATTGAGCAGTCCTTTATTTTATTATTTAAAAAGACCCTTTGATATGTTTTTGATATTTTTTTCCAATATGACCAATCACTAGGTATAAACATATCACTTATAATTACAGGATATTCAGAATGCATTGCTATATTAAAAAGTATAATATGATCCATCATACCATATTCACCCCACGGATTATGGGTAAAAATATAATCGAATGAGAATTTTTCAATATTTTGAGTTATATCATCACATATACTTTTTAAAGCACCACCCTTACCTGGTGTTTTATAAAATGCTGAATTATAATCAAGGCATGTATATTTTATAGATAACATATCACATATTTGGCCAAAAATACTCTTACGATGTGAACACCATTTTCTCTCAGGATTATTGACATCACTTGTACACATAAGTATCTGTTTTTCTATATTATTATCTTGTAATATAGGCCATCCACATATTATTTCATCATCTGGATGTGCCATTAGCATTAATACTTTCATATTATTTCCTTATAAAAAGACCATCTGGACGATTACCAATTAGTTTACAATGAAACCTTTTCGAAAGTCTTTCTATTATTTTATCAACATCCTTTTTAGTTATATCAAAATAATCTCTAAATGAATGAAACTCTACAGATATTTGATCACATCTAGATAATAGATTCAAGTCACCATTCAAAAGTATATTTTTTTCAGCACCTTCACAATCTAATTTTAAGAGAGCAACTTTACTATGATTCTTTAAAATATCATCAATACTAATCACATCAACTTTATATGATTCTGTTGGTGTTCTTTTACTATCAATTAAAGTATTACTACCACCATCCCATCCATATCCAAATACATTAAAATTGGATTTACCTGTAAAATCTGATACAGCTTTATTAAATGCTTTAAACTTTGGATTATTTATTTTCTTTAGTTTTTCAAAATTATCTTTACTAGGTTCATAAGATTCAATATAACAATGAAACTTCTCTAACATAGGATTTGCAAAAATACCATACAAAGCACCAATATCAATAATTACTGAATTTTTGTTTATTTTGTTTTCTTTAAACGTATGTCCACTTATCTTCATAATTTATAATATTCCTTTATTTCTTTATGACCCATATGTAATATTATTTCATCACCTATACCACGATGTTCTCTACAAACATTCCATTGTGGCGGAAGTATATGAGGAGTAAACTTATAACCATAATCCCACATAGTACGCCAAAATGATACAGTACCTCTTCCTTCTTTTTTTCTTCTTATACAATAATCATTCAAAAATTTTCTTGCTATTTCATTATCTCTATGAAAACTCATTACACCTGTGTTTGCAGATAAACCAAAACCACCAGATTCATCTAATTGTTTATCACTATCCAATCCTTTTAGTGTATCTTTGCGAACAACATATCTTGGATTTAATGGTGTACATAATCCAAATTTTTTAGTAAGTGGAATTATATATTTAATATTAGGTGAGTATACATAAAAATCACTATCCATAGCAATAGATATCTCACTTGTGGATTCTAAAAGACCGTTATGTTTATAGTAATTACTTGACCTCCATGCACTTCTTTTATTATTTTTAGCGATAAGCGGCACGATTTTTAATTCAAAATTCGGTATATTTAAATTCATATCCACATTAGAATATAAAGTAATTTTGGCTTTTGGAAAGTATTTTATAAATGTTGAAACTGTTGGATCAAGTCTAGAGAAACCATTCAAATTACCTCCACCACAATTTCTCCTTGCTATACCAAATTCAGCTAAAATAAGATTTATCATATTACTCCATTATTTTCTTATAGATATTTTCCATAGTTCTTTTCATTTTACCTTTGAAATGAAGAATTTTATAATCATTATCTTCTAATTTTTCCCACATTTCTTTATCAGCTTGCTTTATTGTTATTCTATCTGGTGCGCTGGGACAATAATTATATTTTGAACCTAAATCAATAACATTACAATCAAAAGGCATTGATCCTTTATTATTATGCATAGCGCATAGAAAATCCTGATCCACCCACCACCATTTTCTTGGATTTCTATCTCGATTCCATTTATTTCTAAAACCCACAAGTGGTCGCCATCTTGGATTATATATTTGTTCTATATAAAAATTCAACCATTTCTTTGATTTATCATTCCATCTCATACCACAAGTGCCGGCATTTACTGAATAATGATAATCATAATGTCTTGATGTATAACAGACATCAAATTCTTTAATATCAAATATACTAAAGATATCATCTTTTATTAACATATCAACATCTAATATATATATTCTATCACCCTCTTGGAACTTCTTTGATTCTCTTTGAACTCTTTCTATTTTACATGTTTGTATTCTATTATTCCATTCAATATCAGGTATATCAAAATATATAACATCATCCCTTTTAGCAAAATTACCATTGTGATTTAATATAACATTACAATCATTATATTTTTTTAGAGTATCCACCATCATATTAAAATACTTTTCTAAGTTTTTATCACATATAGTACATACCCAATTAGTCATTTAATTTCCTTAGAATGGTTGTATATTGAAATATTTTTTTGATATATTCTTGATTTCATTATCAAATACACTTCTATAACTTTTATTATTTGTATATAATTTCCATCTTTCACTAGTTTTCATTTTACTAGCCTTACCATGATATTTTTTCATATCAAAACTACTACCTGCTCTACCTTCTATATCATCATATCCATTATCAGTAAATTCAAAACCTAAATTAAGAATCAAATTTTTTCTATAACCTTTATTTTTACACCACTCATTGTAATTTATAACCTCACCATTATATAATATATGATTTTTCCATATATCTTTATTCCATCTTGGATTGCCATAAGATTTCATTCTACTTGATATTAAATTGAATGGATCTCTAACAATTGTTGATGTTATTTCTTTTGCATCAAATAGAAAATTTTTTCTTTCTCTTAAATCATAAACTGGTTTATCTTCAAAATTAAATACTACTAAATTATGTTCTTCTATATTATATTTACTACCAACAATATGTTTTTGAAATTTTTTATTATATGTATAAAATTCATTAGCTAACAATATTTCATCATTTTTATATAAACAACTATTAAAATGTATAGCACTTAATGATTGCTCACAAATCCAATTTATAATAGCATGTTGTCCGCTTCTTTTCATAGAAAAAACAAATAGAATAATCATTTCTTATTTTTTATATAACTTAATACTTTATTTGCTGACCGACTCCAAGAAAACTCACTAGCTTTATTTATAGCATTTTGAATATCCATATCATCAATAGCTTTTTTCAACACATCTATTATTTTATCTTTCTTGATATCAAATTTTGTATGATCTAATTTTCTGAAATCTTTATTGACTAAATATCCCCTCGGAATAACTATATGAGAGCCAGACATTGCTGATTCAATTATTGAAAAACCACAAGATTCTGGATGAGTAACACAAAATATATTTGCTTTTCTATATAATATAACAACTTCCGGCCACGGTATATTTATAGGTAGTATTTTAAATTTAATTATGAAATCCTTTTGTAATTTTTTTATAGCGTCTTTATATAAATCAATTGATTTATTATAATGAAAATGTCTAGGATTATAATGAGGGTGGTCTATCAAAATATTTATTACACCATCTTCTTTTTCTGGATAACAATAGTCTATATGAGCAGCCCACCATATTTTATTCATATTTTTTATCATTGAAAATTGTATCTCATTTCTTGCTGGTGGTGTAGTTTGATTGGCTATAGAATACATACGTTTATTAATAAGTATTCTATATAATTTTTGATTGAAACTTTGAAGTTTGGATAACTTAGCTAAAGATATGATAACATCATGTTGTGGTAAACCTTGAATGTTTTTTTCTCTGAAATCAATTGTTACAACTTCATTTTCTTTTTCAAATTCTTTTTTAAAAAAATGACTACAGATTCCATGAAAATTTACAACTTCATCAATATTAAAATTTCGACCTATAAGCAGTATTTTCATATGTTTAAAACTTCTTTAAACATAGTTCTATAATTCTCTGCCATAATTTTCCATGTCCATGATTGCTCTATTGTTTTTCTAGCTTCATTTCCCATTTCTTGTAATAGATGTCTATCATTATTTAACAGCATAATTTTTTTAGTATATTGATTTATATTTCTTTCTTTCAATAAAAAACCATTGACACCATCATTTATAAGTTGTGGCATATTTCCTATTCTATTACTAATTAAAACTTTACCACATGAAGCGGCTTCTAATGCTGGATTTGGTGTACCATCTGTTATACTGGCAACAAGCAAAATATTTATTTTACTATAAAAATCTACAATATTATTTAATTTATCTGCATTTTTCCATGTTTTATTATTAGAAACCAATATAGCTTTTGCTCTTTGTACCGATGGTACAACAAAATTTTCAAAACCTTTATCTGGAATAGATTTTCCAATAAAACCAACCTTAATCTTATTACTCTTTATCATTGAAGAAGGCTTAAATAATTTCTCATCAACACCATTTGGTGTATAATAAATATTATTATGGCTTTCATTCTTTTTCAATAGATTTAAAAATTGTTGAGAATTAGCATGCATACCTATAACTCTATCAGCAAGTGATCCTTTATTTTTTATATGTTTCCTATATGCTGGCATTCCAGTAATACCTGTTATTATTCTATCTTTATCTATACCGTTTTTTTCTAAAAATTTTATATGAGTTGGTGTGTAATTCATATATAAATCATAAGTATTTTTTACTTTATTATGTCCTTGTGTATAAAAAACATCAACTTTGAACTCATCAGACAAATATTTCTGTATATATTTAGATTTGTATCCCCATGCCCAATTTGGAACATCGGCTATAAGTAATATTTTATACATCATTTATCATCCTCATAAATTCTATAGCTCTAATTTTTGCAGTATGATTTGAATGTATCATATCAAATCCATTATCAGATATGTGTTTTATATCATCCGATTTTAACCATTTTTCTACTAGGTTCTTTACATTTCCTTTTACTTCAACCATGTTTTCATTTGGTTTAAACCCAAGCTCACCCATTTCAGGTATATAATCAGAAAATAACACAGATCTACAAGATGGTATTTCAAAAAATTTTAATACAACATAATTTACTAATGAACTACAAGTAAATGTTATCTTAGAACTATTTATCAGTTTAGCATAGTCAACACTAACTGGCCATTTTTTTACTTTTTTTATAGTTTCTAGTGGTCTATCTATACTTGTATAGTATGATTGACCATTAAGTTTTCTATGTATTTTATTTCTTAATTTATATATTCCATTACCACCTTTACGACCACCTTTACTACCTATCATCAACGCATCTATTTTCTTTTCTAATTTATAATCTTTAAATATAAGAGGATCTATAGAATGTGGAAGCCATCTTATTTTAGATTTTTTTAGATGTGGATGTCTTTGAAGAATACCAGTTTTATATCTGGTAAAGAAAATATCAAATCCATCATCAAGATATTTTTTTGAAAATTGTGGATTTGGTCCGTGCTGATCTTCTATTAGTAACCCTTTAGGCACATCAATTTTATTCCATTTTTCATTAGTAAATGCAAACGGTGCATCAACCATAATAAAATCAAATTCATTAGCAAATTTAACATCAACTACATCATCATCAATTACTTTAAATCTTTGATATTTACTAGCTAACATATTTATTTTCTTACGAATAAAAGAAACATCAGATAATTTCGCAACCTCTTCCTGTAAAGGTTCAAATATTCTTGAAACTCTATTACTTCTATCTACAGTAACCCATAATATTTTCAAATTCGTTTACCCCACTTTTTAAAAAATCTTTTACCACTATTAATTGCATGTTGTTTATTATGTCTTATAGATTCATATTCTATTGTGTTATCATTATTACTATTGATTGCATAATAATCTTTTATAGCCAATATTGCCAGTTTCCATCCAGCTTTTCTCATCTGCATACAAAAATCAATATCACCCCAACCAATAAAATATCCTGGATCAAGATCGGATGTTTCAAATACCTCTCTTCTCATTACCATAGTTGCTGATCCCATTGCATCAACATAACCAAATGGTGATTTTGGTTTTCTATATATCATATTTTTATTACCAATTTCCCATGCATTTAGATTAGGATAACACCATATATCAACAGCACCTATCTCCGGATTATCTTCAAGAATAGAAATTTGAGCTTCTATAGAACCTGGTGGGAAATACATATCATCATCTGTAGTCATTATATAAGGTGTATTAAAATCTAAAGCTTTATGAACCATATCGTGTCGTGGTATACCAGTTCCAAAATTACCTTCATTATAAAAAATTTTGGATTTATTAAAATTTTTATTTGAATACTCTTCTATAAGTTGTTTCTGTCTTTTACTTATTTTCTCAGATCCTTGTACATTTAATGATAAATTTGATTTTATATATATATGTTGTCCCCAGTGATTCATCATAGATAACAATTTATCTATTCTATATAAAGATAACATAGCAACACTAATCATTGGTTTCCTTTTATTCAGAACTCTTCTAACGGTATCACAATTAAACCCATCCCATAATTCACATATTTTCTTTTCAATATTTATTTTAGATATTTTGGTCATTATTTCTTCTTAAAGCCTCTGTTTTCATTTTTTGAGTCCATTTAATATTACTTTTGTATTTCATAAAATCAATATATTCTGCATTTTCATATCCCCACATATCCCCAATTTCTTTTAATATATTATCCCAATCCTTTTTTGATAATAATAACATATCCCATATTATTAATTGTTTTTCACTTATTCTTGGTATATTCTTTTCATGCCATAAATGAAACACCACAGCATTTATATAAGAAAAACTATACCCATATATTTTTAGTTTTATAAGAAATGAATTATCAGGACCACCCCAAGTTCCTTTAAAATCCTCTGGTATACCTTTGACTCTATAAAATATATCTTTTGGGCAATAAAAAACACCACCAGCAGCGCCCATCATAGATGGAGTTTTTATTTTTTCAATTTTTATATCTTTATTGTTACCATTTATAAGTTCTTTAGTAGATTCTTTACTTATATATAGCATTTCATTCCACGCCACACATGGAATATCAACATTTTCAATACTATCCCACCAATTTTTACTGATTAAAATATCAGCATCCATTAAAACCAATCTATCATTAGTGGATAATAATCTCACACCTCTATTAAGTGACCATCCACGATGCATTATACCATCATACTTATCAAATCTATATTTTATATCTTTTGGTAAATTGTTTAGATATTGTTTAGTACCGCTTTCATGAATACATATTTCAACTTCATCAGCATTATATGTTCTCAATGATTCTATACATTTCATTAAAAGCATATATCTATTCCGTGTATGCATGTATGGTATAACAACAGATATTGGTATCAAAATTTTTTCATATCAAGTATAACTTTATCTCCATTAACTTTTGAAATCACAAATTTACCTCCACTTTATTTTTGGCATCACAACACTTCTTAAAGGTTCTAATCTCTTTTTATAAGGTAGAAGATAATTAAACATATATTCTATTTCTTGTTTAATAGTTCTAGTTGGGACATACCCCATTTTTTTCAATATATCAGTTTTATAATTATAGTAGTGATTACCAGTATACTCATTTCTTGGTGAATCTATATGCTGTTTTTTAACATCTAATTCAAATTTATCACCAACTTCAACCACCATATCAGCAATATCATTCATTGAGTGCCATTCTGATAATTGATTCCATACTTGAACTCTACCTTGATCTGGCTCATTATTTACAGCTATCATTAGAGCCTGTATACTATCATTAAGTGATAAAAATCCTCTTTGATGATTTCCCTCTCCATATATTGTAAGTGGCTCACCAAGAATAGATTGTATAACAAACCTATGTATTACTGTGCCTCCAGCTTCATCGCTATCTAATCTACTCCATAATTTAGATTTATCTATATCATCAGTATACATACCAAAAACAATAGATTGCATAACATCTGTACATTTCATTTGCCATGCTCTTGATATAAAATCAATTAAATATGTTGATGCGACTTTTGATGTATGATATATTGAACCAGAGCGACGTGGAAAAATCATTTCATTAGATATTCTATCTTTCCATTTCATTTTACAATATCCTTCATAGATAGGAATATTAGAATAATGATCATATTCACCAGTTGTTCCTATAGTTATATAATGAGCATCTGGTAAATGCTCTTTCATCAACCATAAAACATTATTGGTTCCTATTATATTATTTGTTAATGTTATATTAGCATGTTTGTGGGATTTTTGACTATATGGTGCGGAAGGTATATGTGCGAGATTTATTACAATGCTAGCATTGCTTTTCTCCATCATATATTCTAGAGGTTGTATATTATTAACAATATTAAACTCATAAAATAACACATCACCCATTGGTTTTAAAAAATGTCTTCTATATGGATCTATTTTTGTGGCGGATATTGAATTCATATCCTCTCTAATCCACTTAGATCTCATATAATTATCAACTGCAAAAACTTTATATCCGGAATTTAGTAATCTTTGTATAAGAGCATTACCAATATAGCCGTCGTAACCCAACAATATTACATTTTTTTCATTCATTCATTACACCTCTTTACATTTTATTTTTTATTAGAACAACTCTATTTAACCATCCTCTAGCAAATCTTTCTTGTTCTGTTGATTTTTTCATAAACTCTATATAGTGGTTTCCCTGAAGAATATTTATGATTTTTATCAGATAGTTTGATGAATCTTTAATAAAATATTTCTCTAAAGCTTCAATTGTCTTATCACCAACTTTACCATCAACAACTATATCATTATATAATGATTGATTTCTATTCATAGCATTTAAAGCAATCTGTAAGAATTTACCAGATCTATAATACCCCATATTTACAGAAATATCAAATAATTCGTTTGCTAAATCTTGGCTCAATATATCATCTAACAATAGAGTATCCCAATATATATCTTTATAACGTTTTTTTACTAACTGATCAAGTATTATATTATTGACAAGACATTCTGGAAAAACATGTGATAAATCAGATTTCATGGTATCTATAATCAACCATCCAGCCCAAGTTTTTGAATATCTTCTAGCTATGCCTTTATACGTTTCACCGCCTCTATCAATTGGATCATTTGAGTAACCACCCTCATATCCAAGGACAAATTCATATGCGTTTTCAAATTCAGGCATTTTTTTCACCATCTTCAAAACCAAGTTTATATGCCTTTTCAATTGCAGATGGAACCCAATTCCAATCACGAACAAAACTACTATCTTCTGGTTCACCACCATCATATTCTTCTTGTATGATTTCACCATTATGTATAATTCTCATCACATATCTATCATCCCATTTACTCTCTTCTAATTCTAACGTTGTCTTTAACATTTTTTCTTCACACTCCTATACTTTTAATATTTTTTTGATTGCTGTTTTGATATCTTTATATTCCTTATTTGAAATATTATCATATGATACTTCTTGAGCTAATATGTTACCAATTTTAGCCATTAACATATCTCTAATTTCACGAGGCTCTGCCCCACCAGAGGTTTGTAATTTCTTTTCATCTAAATATTTTTCTATTTTATCCATTTTTATCACTCCTTTGTCTTTTATTCCAATCATCATCACAGTGCTTCATAAAATTTTTATCTAACATATCAATAGCTTTTGTTAAACAACCTTTACAATAAACACCATTAGTAACGTATATATATTGTTCAGCTAAACTAGCACAACCATCACATTTTACATCTGTTGCAAAACTATCACCTTTATCAAATTTTCTAAAATTTTCTAATATATCCCACACAGCATGATCTCCTTTTGATTAAATATTGGTCCCACCTACGTTACGAATCCCACCACACCTTGAGCCTCCACGATCACGGATTCACCATTATTTTAATATACTTTTATAAATGTTGAACTAAACTCACTTGCAGATGATGCACCAACAAAGAAAGTATTGATAATATCATCAGCCTTACCTTTATTACTATTTAAGAAAGCACCTAACTCTAAAGAATGAATAATTGACTGCCAATATCCTATTCTATCTTGAATATTATTCTTTCTTTTTTCCCATCCTTGAGCCATTTGTTTATCAGAAAAATTATAACCACATTGTTTCCAAAGATTTTGAACTGATTTTATGAGTTGATCATCTGTTTGATCACCAATTCTTTTTTTTGTTAATTGTGGTATATTATTATCTTTTATAGCTTTCTTCAATATTGTAGATGGAACCTTTCCATGTCTTGCAGCACCACCAACCATTACTATTTCACCAGTTATATCAGCTTGATTTGATATTCTAAAACTTCTAAAATTTATTCCTGTACCAGTTTTAATAGTCATAACCATAGAACCCGTAGGTAAAACATCTCTAGGTTTTTTAATAGATTTATATCCAACGGGTTCATGTTTTATTTTTGGAGAAGATAAAACAACCTTAGCACTTTTACCAACCATTTTCAATGATATACCAACTAGTTTACCATTGTTCAAATTTTTCTCAATCCAATCATTAAATTCAATAATAGTATTAAATTTTGGAACAGAAGACATTGTAGTGGCCCATATATCAGAAGGATTCCATTTATCACCACCAATCCTAACGCCTTCTTGTTTCAATAAAACTAAAGCCTGTTCATATATAGAATTCATGAATGGTGATCCTCTATGAAAGACATAGTTGTTTTTCTTTAAATATCCAGATTTTTTACAAGTATTTGTTGATGCAACAATAGAATCAACCCATTTACTATTATCAAATATCCAATCAAATAATGTATTATCAGGTGTATCAATTGTACAATATTTTGCATAAGCATCAATAAAAAAACCAGGTTCAAGAACATCATTCCTGGTTATATCTTTTTTAGTCATTTGTCTCATAGCATAGGCAACACAATGAACACACTCTTGTAATCTTGTAGTTGTTGAAGCATCAGCCTCTATTAAATATTCTTCAAATCTCATAATTATTACCTCTAGTAATTCATAATCAAAAGTTCTTCACTCTTGTTTTGTTTTACCCCTTTCCGTGCAGCAGCGGCTTTTGTAAATCCTTTAGTAATCCATATATATTTATCATCTGGAAACCAATTATTAAGTAGATCAAAATTATAATAACTTAAACTAAATCTACCTTGAATACCTCGTAAAACATTAGCCAACCTTTCATGATCACTTCTATCAAAATCATGATTAGAATAGTAGTTTTCTGTCTTCCAGTATGGTGGATCTAAGTAAAAATATGAAGTTGGTGAATCATATTTTTTAATTAGTTCTTCAAAATCCATATTCTCAACATTTGTAATTCTATCAAAATGATATCTATATGCTGGTTTCTTTAGCTTATCCATGAATGTTAAGAACTTACATTTATACTTGCCTTTATAGTCCATATACTTAGCTTTTTCAGGCTTAGACCCAGAAAATATTTGGGTTAAAACATATAGATATTTCTTAGTTATATCAAATTTGTTTTCTTCTGTTATAACCAATTCTTTAGAAAATATTTCTTGTTGATATATATAGAACTTATCTTTTAGTTCTTGTGGCGTATTTACCACATCGCGTTGCTGGAATGACTCACTATTTAAAATATCCCATAGCTTATCATACTCTGTAACACACTCAAAAAGGTTTGCATTTAATCTATTAAAATCATTATATACAATGTTTTCAAGATAAAAATATGGTGATAAATCCATATTGTAAAATACCCAAAACATTCCACCAAAAGGTTCAACGTATGTTTTTATATTTTTTGGAATATAATCTCTTATCCACTTACCTATTCTTGATTTACCACCAATATAACTGATCACTTATTATACCTCACTTTCCACAATTTTTAAAATCTTCTTCTTATATCCATTTCAGTTAACACTTTTTCTAACAATTCTACATAACTATGAACCTCAACTATATACTGGTTATTCATTGGATCTTTTCGCTGTTTAACAATATGTTTATCCATTAATTTATTGATTTCAGCAAGTTGTTTTTTCAGTTGTTTTACTTGACTATTATAATCTTTTATCATATCCTTCCGCATGGTTTTTTTCTTCTTACCAGCTTCAAGATATTTGGCATACTTACCTTCATCAATATCAGATTCTATAATGTATTTCTTATACTTGTCTTTCATAATAACTCCATTTCTTCCTCTTTGAATGAATATAACAAGTTTGGCCAAAACTTATTGTCCAGAATAACAGCATAAAGATTATAACCAAAACCATCTATAATCCATTTTATATATCCATTATATGAACAATTTACTATTTTAACCTTATCCCCAACTTTAAACATTATCCATCTCCATCTAATTCAGCAATACGAGGGTTTTCGCCATTTTTCTTCATTTGTTTATATTTATCAAAGTATTTAGATCTATTACCATCCCAATCTACCATATCTTTTTTATTATCATAAACTAACTTAAAATTTGGTGGTGATTGTGGGCATAATTTTTTTAAATCACCACTACCACATTTTTTACATTTAGGTATATCATCAGAATGTATTACAAAAAATTCAAAACTATATTTACAAGTATTGCATAAAAAATCGTGAATTGGCATTAATCAATCTCCTTTTGAACAACTTTTAAAACATCAAAAGCTATCTTTATATCACTATCTTTTTCTGATTCTGATAGATCAATATATTGTGTTTTTATTTGTCGCTTCCATCTATCAACTTTATCTTTTGGAATAACAACACATCCATCATTTCTTTCTTCACATGTAGAAAATAAATAGTCCATCCAATGTGACCATATTTTATGTTGAGCATCGGCTATTTTTTCAATCACTTATTCTTTCTCCTTTTTGCTATATCCTTCACTATACCAGCCACCGCCTTTAAGTATAAATGTAGATTGTGATATTATTTTTTCCATTTTAGTACCACATTTAGAGCATACCACATCCTCTTCGGAACCAATAATAAGGTATTCGATTTCTTTACCACATCCATTACATCTATATTCTCTAATAGGCATTTCAATTATTCCATTTTATCTTGATCCAAGATTTTTCATAAACACTCGTTCTACATCTTTTATAACACTATGCATGTTTGAATCTTCAAGCAATCTTAAACAAAAAGCATATACATCAACATCTCCCCATTCACAAGCTGCACTAACCTTCGATACAAGACTTGTAGCTTTTGGATTAAGAGTACCACTACTCATAAGATCTATTTTTCCTTCATCTAAATATTTTTCTATTTTTCCCATTTAATTTCACTCCTTATTTAATGATTTATGTAGTTCTTTTAATGTTGAAAACCAATATTCTCCATCAACTTTTATCATATCATCTAATGATATTCTTCTATTACTAGATATCATATATGCTCCTTTCTTTTTGAATACATATAATCTATCATATTCTTTATACCCTTCTATTACTCTAACCTTTCCATATACACTTTTTACAAGCTTTGATTTAATCATTTTATTCCTTTCAAAAAAAAGTCTATAGAATTTATCAAAACAGATATACTTGTATCATCATCAGATGGTATAACAGAACATTTATCATTATTAAAATTAAGTATACCATCTGCTCTATATTGACTAGGGTTTCCTCCCCAGCTAAAAACAGGTATTTTTTGTAAATTACACAATGATGTCCAATAGCTTGAAGGACAAACAACACACTTAGATTCTAATATATAACATAAAATATATTTCCAACCATTCTCAAAATAATCTGGAAATTTTAGTATTACATTATCACTAGAAAACCATGAATCCATATTTCCAACAACTATAACATCATCTTTATAGTTGTCTTGTAGATATTTTAATATCATTCCTAACTTATTTATATTTTCATTTCTATCAGGTATAAAAACTATCTTGTTTTTATGCTTTGATAAAACACGAACATCATTTGGCTTTACTATTTTATTAAATACTTTATTATAATAAGGATAATTACTTAAATTTTTACTATAATTTAAGTAATATATTTCAACATTGCTTTTATTACAATTTTCTATATCTATTATTTTCTCTTTAAACTTTTTGACTAGCAGCATGAAATCTTTTTTAGATAAATCTTCATGCATATATCCATTTTGACCAAGTTCATTTCTAGAAAATGTTTCATACACAGGAATTATATTTTCATCTGGTACAAAATCATAAAGAAATCGTCTATTCATATGTGTATTTAAATATAAATTATCATAACTTATAATTTTAGATAACCATTTAACATATGGTCTAAAGGTCAATAATTCTTGTTCAAAATCACCAACATATGGTCCTATTCCAATAATTTTCATATTTTATCTGCTAGATATTATAACATTACCACGCCAATATTCTAGAATATCATCCTTTTCATTAAAAATATCTTCATTTATATCTATAACTTCAACATTTTTTAACAAATCTTCAAAAATATCATCTTGTAAATAATACATACGATTAATAGAATCAAAGTAATTAAAATTCACTAAAATCTTATTATTTTTTCTAAAAAACGAAACCATATTAGTATCAATAATATTAGATACATAATACTTTTTGCTTGTTCCCCTTAAAATAAAGTTATAAATTTTTATGTTATTTTCTATAACGAATCTGTTTGTTTTTGGAAACAAACTCAAAACCTTTTTTACTTTTTTTTCAGTTGGTTCATTGAAATTTAATTTTATCAAATGAACTCTTGGTATTTGTTGTAAATCTTTATTATATAAATTATTTTCATTTAATTCTATATAATCTGTTCCAACAGAAGTAATTATCATATTTTCCATCCCCCACTTTAAAACAAGTTATTTATTTTTAATTTAACTAATGCACTAGAGTACTCATATGAATTATCAATAATCATATTATAGATATTAATATTATAAGCAGTCCTGATGTTATTTATATCTTTATAGTCTTTATATTTCTTTGGGAAAAGAAAATATTTTACTCTATTAGCATATTTGTTTTTAAGTGTTTCTTTCTTTCTCTTTGTATAACCTAACATAAATTTTTTCAACGAATTATATCCTGCTTTATCATTATCTAAAGCAATAATAACTCCCCTATCAGTCAAAGAAATTAGTTCTTTAAGAAATTCCTCTGTGATATTGGTTCCAAATGAACATGTTCCTTGATTACCAATTGTGTATGCATCAATGACACCCTCTGTAACAATAATATATTTTTCTCTATCAAATTTTTCTCTATTGAGGATTATTCCACCTTTTGTTAATGTTGGGTTTTTATATTTTGGTAATATATCAAATCCAGGAACTCTTCTAGCTTGAAAATATACTATATGTTTATATTCATCATATATAGGAATAATAAATCTGCCTTTATAATCGCCTTTATATGCGATAAAAATATCAAAATCTTTATCAATTTTTCTGTCTCTATAAAATTGTTTTAATAAATTTAAATATGATGAATAGAACACTGTGGACACTGGTTCTATATTTAAACCAATACAATCATCTAACAACCAATCATGGTTTTCATGTTCAATTTCTTTTATAACTTTATCTTTTTTTCTTTTAGATAGTTTCTGAATTAAATAATCTGAATCAAAACCAAATAATTCTTTCTTTGCTTCATTTATTGTTAAACCTTCAAATCTACAAAATAATTCCAAAAAAGAACCCGATTCGCCACAGTTAAAACAATGCCAAATCGGGTTCCCATTATTATAATCTAAATTAAATCTTCTTTTTGCTTTACTCTTATTACTATCACCACATAGAGAACAACGAGCAAGAAAATGCGATCCATTAGAGGAAGAACTAACCTTCTCAAAATGCCTATATACAAATTCATTAACAAATTGTAAATCTATCATTTTATCACAAGTTATTTCATGCCTCTTCCCATTCGTAACAATCAAAATCTATAGGCACATATATCAATGATTTTTTACTCTTTTCACTAAAATATTTTTTTTTACAATACACCAGTCCATTTTTAGTCTTACAATTTACACACTCTATACATAAGAAGTGTTTATTTTTGTTGGAATTTAGATAAATATTTTGCACCATCTTCCTCTATCTTTTTCCTTGTTGCTGGTTTAAACAATTTAAAGAATTTTTTTAATTCTTCTTCACTATCTTGCTCAACTCCAAATATTTGCGACATCATAACAGCAACTTCAAAATTATCCATGCCCTTTTCTAACTTTTTTACTTCTGCAAATACTTTATCCATGGCTCTTTTTAATGTATTTGATACAGCTTGTCTTGTTATTCCTACTTCTTTAGCTATTTGAGATCCAGTCATTGGATTAGATGTTTGTTCAAATAACATATCCATAGTCATTTCTTCAATTTCAGATTCTTTAAAATGTTTTCTTATACTCATTTTTATCCCCTCTTTCTTTAATATTTATGAACATCGGCTGTGGCCACAAGCTGAACAACTAAAACACCCTTCTACTGCAGTCATTGAATTTCCACATTTCTCACATAATTCACTAGATAATTCACCTTCATATACAACACCAGAATAATATTTTGATAAAAGCTTAGCAATACCATCTGGAATACTCAAAATTTGTGTTGGTCTTTTATCAGTTTCTTCAAATTTATGCCACGCTATTTTATCACTATTTATATTTATTAATGTTTTAATAATATCTTCTACTGGAACACCTCTTTGTAATGCTATAGATATTGATCTACCTAATGCCTCTGTCAACGTATTTAATATTTGACCACTTTTACCTATATTCATAAAAATTTCAAGTGGTTTTCTTTTATGTTCTGAAATAGTTACATACATTTTTCCATTACCAGTTTCAACAGTATATGTTTTTGAATCCATTACATTCGGCCTTTTAAACTCTATAGATTCCTCAACAGATGAAAATGTTACTGGTTGATTTTGTTTTGAGCCATCACGGTATATTGTTATACCTTTCAACCCCTTTTTATATGCATATAAATATATTTCTGATATTTCTTCTTTTGTGGTTTCTCTAGATAAGTTTATTGTACTAGAAATCGCATTACTCGTATGTTTTTGAATTTCAGATTGCATATCTATACGATCACGATATTTTATATCATGTGCTGTAACAAATACTTCTCTTACATCTTTAGGTATTCCACGAATTCCTTTTAAAGAACCACCATTCTTAAATATTCTTTCAATTAAATTATCCGTAAACCAATCTTCATTTTTATACTTTTCATAAAATATAGAATTGGCAACCATCATCTTTTCGCCAGAAATTAAATTCTTTTGAAATACAAGACCAAAAGATGGTTCCATACCATATGAAGAATCACAAGATAATGCAGTTGTGCCCGTTGGCATACAAGTAGTAAATTGTATATTTCTAACACCATTTTCTTTTACTAACTCCATAACTTCTTTTGTATATGGTGACATGTTAGAATTATTTAATCCTATATGAGATGCAATTATTTCTTCCATTTTTTCTTTATGCGTATCATAATTATGATATGGGCCTCGCTCTTTTGATACCAGAGCACTCTTATGAATACATGCAGTTGTTATTATTCTCATAACTTTTCCAGCAAATTTTCTACCCTCTGCCCCATCATATCTATATCCAAGTTCAAAAAGTGAATCAGCCAGGCTCATAATACCAATACCAACTGGTCTATATTTAATAGAATTTTCTTTAAATTTTTCATCTGGATAATCCATTATATCTATAACATTATCCATCAGTTTCATGACATTAAATGCACACTCATATAAACCATCCCAATCATATTCACCATTTTTTATAAATTTATATACATTAATAGCTGATAAATTACAACAATTATTGGGTATTAAAAATTGTTCACCACAAGGATTGCTTGTTTCTATAAGAATTTCAGATGATAGTGGATTATATTTATTAACTGTATCAATAAAAAATATACCAGGATCGGCTGTTTTCCATGACATTAGTGATATCATATCCCATATTTCTTGAGGATTTATTTCACTAATTTTTTTACCATCATAAGGTGTTATTAAATCAAATGGTATGTTGTTTTCTAAAGATTCTATAAACTTATCTGTAACAGAAACAGATATATTCATATTTGATAACCTACCATCTTCTTCTTTACATCTTATAAACTCAAATATATCTGGATGCCATATAGGCATTGAACAAAGAATAGCAGCTCTTCTAACTCTACCACCACTTTTTGTTGTTTCCCCAACAGCATCAAATAACTTCATAAATGTTATTGGCCCACTACTTTTTCCTCTTGGAAGCATATCTGTATTGTTTTCATATATCCATGATTCTTGTTCTCTTAAATTTCCTATTGGTATACCAATACCAGCACCATGTTGAAAAATTTTACGAGCTGTATTAGCCACATCATATATTGAATTCATTGAATCTTGAAGACCAGTTACAAAACAACCAGAAAATATTTTATGATTAGTTCCAGCATTAAGCCATGTAGGTGTATTAGGCCGCCAATATCCTTTTGATAATAAATCAAACGCCATATCAAAATCTTTATCTTCTACTACAAATTCCTTCGCTACTCTTTTAAATGCATCTTTTATAGATTCATCTTGAAAACAATAAAGATCGTTAAATATTTTTATTGCATTCTCACTTAAACCATAATTATTATTTTCTTTCATATATTATTTAACCTCATTAGTCATTTTTATACTTACAATTTCTCCATGAATACCATATCTAATTGAACAACGTGGACAATAGAAATAATCTTGTTTATATTCAATCATTTTTGTATTACTACCCAATAGTGGTGGTCCATATAGAGATATGTTTTCAACTTTAAAACATATCTCTATGTTACTTTTACAATTTGAACATGATATTGTATTTTTCTCTGTTCTTCCTCTATATCTTTCTAATTTTTCTTCATATAATATTTCTTCCTCTACACTCCTTAATCGCCTTATAAGCATTTCTTGTTCATATTTTCGTTCTTCTATTTTATATTGTTCTTCTAGTTTGTTTATATTATATGCTTCATAAGTTTTTTCAAAGTCATTCTTTTCTTCAGTTATATCTTCGGTTATATCTTCAGTTATATTGAAATTATCTACAATCTTTTCTATATCATCTAACATATTATACCTCTCTACTCAATATACAATCTAGCTTTTACAGCATCCAACTGTGAATCATAACAATGTAATTTCAAGCATGAAAAAGATAGTGATCCCATTTCTATTTCCAATGAATCAGAAATATACTCACCTAACATAGTAATACCACCCATATTTTCTGGAAACCCAGCAAATAAATCCCATGATCTAAAAGTCACTGACATATGTAATTTATTATCTTTTATATGAGTATCTATACCTCTGAGACATGGACTAGTCATGGACTAGTCTGTCTTTCTGATTCATCTTTCCAAGGTATATCATATGCAAAAGAACTTTCTGGATATCCAACTTGTATATAACAATGGTTATTCCCAAATCCTTTTTCTTTATAATGTTTGATGATCCATTCCACTTGGTTTGGGACATGAATTAATAAATCACCATGATCAAAAGATCTGTCATAATCTCTTTTCCATTTAAAATAGGGTAAAGTATATTCACCACCAGAAATAAATGTAGCATATCTATAATGTTCATTTTTAGCAAGATTATGACCATCCATTATATAATTAGTAAAGTATTTTTCTATTTCATCATCTGTCGTAACTGGCGGGACACCTTCTGGCATTATAGGTGTAAGTGGTCTTATGGTAGGGTTATATATTGTACCAGCGGCAAAATCAAATTCCAAGCGTGATGATCCAGCAAAACTACCATAATCTATTGGATTCTTTCTTCCATGTTTATATAATTCGCTAAGTAGCTGAAAATAAACATCATCAATTGTATATCCTTCTACAAAACAACTTTTACTCATAGTTTATATACCACATCCCTACCATTTTCATCAATTTTTTCTACAGAACATCCTTTATATATTTCTGGAACTCCTTTCAACATTCTAATAGCATCATCTATATTATCAAATATATCACAATCACCATATCCATAAGGCAGTTGATACTCTTTCTCAAACACATTTCTTTCACTAATATTAATTATTACGAATCTTGGAATCATTTAACACTCTCCTTTCTTTCAACAACTTAACTATCACATCTCCGTGACATTTTTTAGGTTCACAAAAACACCCAAGCACTTCATTTTCAAGCTTAGGCAACTCAGCCATTAATATCGGGTTCGATATTATATATCTTTCATATTTTTCTATTACTTCATTTCTATCACCATCAACACCTATTATATAAGGATTTCCCCATATAGTTCCTCTATGTATTGGTATATATTCACCATCATAGTTCCTTATATTTACCACTTTTGTTTTCATACATCTTCACCACATTTGGCACAATATTCCCAACCAGCATCTATATATTCACCACATTTATCACACTTCAAGCCTACCCTCTCTTTCATCCATTTATCATAACCTAAAGCTAATAGCTTTAGTGTATCATTAACATCTTTAAACTCCGATTTTACTGTTATTGTATCGGTTCCATGATGATATTCAATTAAAACTTTCACACTCATCTAATACAACTCCATCAATTTACTCTCTACACTATTGAAATTTTCTAAAAATCCACGCATTTGGTATCTCTTAAAAAATTGAAATATATTTGATGGTGGTGGAAAAGAGTAATTATCATATTGATCTAAAATACGGTTTGTTATTGTCTCTGGTATTTTATCAAAGTCTATTAGAATTTGATTTCGCTTATAATTTTTTTTAACATCTACTTCACCATATAATTTATTAATATGTCTCTTTTCCAACCATTCATCTATGCCGCTTTCTACTACCTTTTTTAAAGCGGCTGGGCCAAATCCTGGTTTTCTTTTATTCATCGTTTTTTCTGTTCGTCCCCAATCATCTGGTGTTATAATATTGAATATATCATCCTTCTTTTGACCCAACATTATTTTTTCTATCAAAAATTTTTGACAATCAGCAACCTTAACATAATCTTTCTTTTGTGGATTGTATAATAATATTCTATCAGAAGACAATTGCAAATAATCTTCATCATTAGATATTACTATAACACTCTCTTCAACATTTTTAGCAATTATAGCTATAATATCATCAGCTTCAGCAGATCTTATTTTTATAACTTTAAACGGCATGTAATGTTTTAAATCACTTACTAGTTTGTTTAGATTATCAAATAAAAGATTCCATTTTACATCTGACTTATCACGCTGTTTTTTTCTTGATTCTTTATATCTTGGAAAATATGACTTTCTCCACGAATTTTTATCATCAACAGCAATAACAACTTCAACTATATTTTCCTCTTTCCACAATGATTGATATATAGAATTAAATATATTATATCTCCATAACATAAAATCTGGTTTTTCAGAATGTGGTTCAACTTCCTTTATGAAAAAATTCCTAAAAACCAGATTATTAAAATCAAACAAAACAATTTTTTTTACCATATTAAATATCTCCTAACCACACATTTTGTCTAATTATATCAAATTATACTACGAATGTAAACTCTTTATTTAATTTTTCTTAGATATCCATCTTCTTTATTTCTAATATAAAACGGTATATTATACCTAGTCTTTCTCATATATGTACCGGCTGTTGAATCAGTTTTAAATCTAAGTCTTTTTCTATCCTGTTTCATATTATTATAAAATTCACCTTTAGACACATCAAATACAGGTGTTCCTTTATATTCGCCATCAGCAAACACATCAACAACATCTGTTTTTATTTTTCCATCCGGTGGTGTGCTAACTGCATTATCTTTTGCAGCCATTCCTTCCGGTGATTCTTGAAACTCTCCTCCGAGTTCTCCCATATTATTCTTCTCCTTCTTCATAACCTATTATTTCTTGTATTATTTTAGCTTCTTCTGTTGAAAAACTAACAGAATCACCAATCCCTACAGCTTTCTTAATTTTTCTTATAGCTTTTCTAATCAATCCTTCTTTTTTCGGATCTTCTTTTTTCTTTTCTTCTGGCATTATTCTTATAGTTTGAATGGCATTTGAATCGCCTGTGAGTGTTTTTCTCGTCCACTTATATTTCATTCTCATTTCAGATGGCATCTCTAGATACATTTTCAAAAGTTTACTTTTACCACCCATGCCTTTAAAATCTTTCATAAGTTCTGTAAATTCTTCATTATTGGACATAACATCATCCATATT